TGTAAATATATTTAAATAGGAACATTAATAACAAAATCTTCTCTCGTCACGGTTGTAGCCTTCACCTTCATAAACACCGCGTCTTCTTTTTTTACCAAATCAAGAAGCTCTGCACTCGCCCATCGGTTATCTCTTTGGAACATGTTCATAAGGGCCTTAAATATTACCGGGTATTGTATTGCATTTGTTGTCTGACCTACAAAATCAGATGGAAGTCCGTAGTCCTTGAATTCCGGAATACAGCCTTTCAAAGCCTCCAATATGATTTTTAATGCCTGCTCCATAGATGTACCGAATTTCTTCACCTTCAAATCATCATTCTTAAACTCAAACTCCGTATCTATGTCTTTACCCAACACGTTCTCGCCTACCAGTGTATCTACCACATTATCCACATAATTTACGCCTACATTACGAAGATTTACTGCAAACGTGTTACTTCCTTGTCCTGCTTCATAATCTTCTTCTATAATGTATTGTGGTGTAGTTATGGATGTCCAGTCGTCTTCCGGGTCCGTCATTGCAATTTCTTCCGCTACGTTTTCAAACGTCTCTCCTGTCCTTAACTGCTTGTCAAGCTGTAGGGTGTTCTGTCTTCCAAGCGTCGCACTTCTCAGCCATCTGTCAGAATTCTTTATCGTCAGTATCTTTGTCTCTACCTCTGAAAAATTATCCAATATCTCCCACATTGAGATATCGTCCAGCTTGTTTTCATGAAGCTGGAACATAGGTTCCACGATATTGATTTGTGCAATCATCTTATCTAACTGGTAGAATGATTCTGCATTTAATTCCCCACCCTGGTAATAATCCACTATATAGGAGTAATAATTATTGCAAAAATCAACATAATTTTGAAAGAACTGCTTTATGTCATACCCAGTTACGTTTTTAAACTTGGCATACGCCGTTTCCATCACAACATCCATCCTTTACCCTCCTTTATCATAACAAAGCTGCAAGCGAAGCTGCCAAATCATTCACACCCTTCTGTATCGCAGCTGCCGTACAAATTTTAGTGAGTGCCGTTTTTGCTTTCTGTTCTCCTGCCACCGCTTCTATAGGGGCTATCGCCGTCATTGTAAGCGAATATTCCCATATCATGTTACGCTGCAAGCTCTGATTCAGCACTAATCCCGTAGGTGGCACAACAACCAAATAACTCTCACCCAAAGCCATATTATAGAAGTAAAGACGGAATGGCAAACCGTCCTTATCCACACCGTTACTTTTTGATATGATGGCTTGCAATATCTTCGTGCATCCATAGCCGTTCTTGACAGACGGGTCAAATGAAGCTGACTTTAAAGAATTTGTACTTTTCCCCGAAACGTCACTCAAACTCCACTTCCCGGCTGACAAACTATAGGCCGCTCCTGCCAAACTTGACGCACCGCCGCCAAGCGACAACAACAACTTGAAAGTACGTCCGAAATCACCCCTTATCGTTATATCCTGTGGTACAAAGGTAGGGGAAGACAATACCGTTACGCCTCCTGCCGTGTTTCTTATATTTTCCCTTTTCGCTTCCGTCTTGCTTATCGCATTCGGATTAATCGGGAACGTGAAAAAGTCTATCGTATTGTTCTTTGAATCTGCCAATTCAAGCGTACAGAGATACACCTCAAAATCATTAGGAAATTGAGATGCAAGTATAGCTCTTCCGGCTGTCTCTATCAAAGACCCTGCTTTCTGTATTGCTGCCTGCGCGATATTTGCCACGTTACTAAAGTTTTAAATTATCGTTTTCAAAAATACGAAATTATTATCAATCCGAAAAAGTTACCGTACTTTTTATTCCGTCAAACTGCAATGGGTTAACTACCGCTACCGCACCGACCCCGGCACCGAATCCGGCTTTACCCCCGTCCATCGCTGCTGAACTTGCAAGCGCTGTTTGCCATGCGTTCTTCAGCGTCATTATCTGGTTCTCCACATTGTTAAGCAACTGTATCAACGTGTTCGCCAGTGTCAAAGGTTCTTTCGCATTGTTTATATTGACCTTCTGTCCGGTCATAAGCTTTATTAGGTTCTGCGTTAACTGAATCATTTCCGCATCATTGTCATAGCCCAGCACTACACCGCTTTCATCCATTGTTATATGGCTTTTCCCGTCGTGGAAATTAACGTCTACAGTGTTGGGGTCGGCCTTTATTACGGTTGTCTTGTCCTGGGTCTTCCACGTAAAATTAGCCTCTTCCATGTTCATAGTGAAACGCCTTATCTCCTTATCCTTTTCTTTCACGTCCTCGACCACATTAACAACTTCCGCAATAACTTCGTTATATCCGGTTACCTTCGCCTTCTTGGAAGCCACTATCTCGGCTTCCCCCGAACTCTGCAATCTTATCTTATGTTTTTCGTTACCTCCTAATGTAACGTTGAAATTTACGGGCTTCTCTATAGAAGTAAGGTTCATGTTCCATTCCTGGTTGCGCGGGTCTATCGTCATAGACATAGTTACCCCTTCCACTTGCTTTTTCATCCGTATAACATCCTCGCTCCATGCCGGAACTTCATCATTCCCTATAAAGGTCCCTATAACAGTAGGCTGATTCAAAAAATCACTGCTCGCTATCATTACCTGGCATCCCTTCTCGCCAGGTTTTTCGGGAAACCATATGTTATTGATAGCCTCGTTGGTAATGCGTGCGTCATTGCGGAATATGCCGCCTTCCATCATCACGGCAACTATATTCGTCCTAAATACCGTATCTATATACGCTTCCCTGCCTACATCCGTGGGTATCATTATATACCCCTTCATTATAGGCGGTAAATTATTGCTGCTTATTCTTGGTGCTCCTCCTGCCATTATTCAAGTCCTCCGAAATATTTCCTGTTCAAAAAATAATCAAACTGCTGCTTGTCAACCGTCGGGTTGTCATAGGATGTTATCTGTCCGCTTTCCGCTTCCTTCGCCTTCTGTCTCAAACCGCTTAAATCCACCAACTTAAAATAATCGGGTGTAAATCCGGACGCTGATTTTTCAGAAACCGAATTGTCGTTTCTTTTTACCGATTCCATCAGATTTCCTTTAAGTATAGGTACATAGAATCCTCTTTCCACCTGTAAAACGGTACGTCTGTCCACCCCGTCACGGTTAAATGATATAGTGTTGGTTACGTTCGTCACATAGAAAAACTCGTTCGTACTTTGGTTCAGCACGAAAGTTCCCACCTTTATGCGTCTGTCCCCGTTTATTTCTATCGTTCCGCACCGGGTAAAAGGTACGTACATATTGCTTTCGACAAGATAAATCAAATCATTCAGCATTGTTGCCTGGTAGGTAGAAAATATCTTCGGGTTTTCCGCCCCGTTCTGTATCATACGAATACAGTACATGTCCACGAAATCCATTTTCCTGTTACCCCATCGTTCCACGTATTCTTCCAGGTACACAATAGGAACGAAAGCCAGTCCCGGCTTGTCTTTACCTCCTACCTGTGCATTCTGCGCGTGTAACTGGAACCAGGTGTAAACCCGTGGGTCATAGCTCAAATTATACGATATTACATTATCCGGTGTTATCGTAATATAGTTTTCCGACTTGAAAGCGTCTTTTATTGCCTTCTCCGTAAACGGTGGCTGTCTTACAATGACATCAATCGTGTTTATATAGGTGTCAAAGAAAAATTCTGTCAACGGATATTGGCAAATGCGTTCCATGTACTGCATCAGTGTTCCGTTCGGGTTCCCCAGCCCCGTATCTGTCACAATCCTTTCCATTATATCCCCAGACACTTGCAGCTTAACAATCTGCCATATTCCCCTCACCTTCAAATCCTGCTGTCCCGGAATACTGTATGCCGTTATCCGCTTGTCACCCCATGAAGAAAAAACTTCATCACCACACAATCCGATAGAAGACATTATATTAATAATAAACCAAATACATTCATTTATCGTTTTGTACCCCAAATTCCATACAAATTGATACTCACCACCGAACACATTACGTCCATTCCATACACCACCTGTTTTTCTTAATAACCAGTTCTGTACAGTATCATTGACATTTTCCAAAGGTATGAAATAACTTCCGTCCTCCACAAACATTTTCGTGATATCGCGTCCGCTTATAACAGTGCTCTTTGAATTGTCTTCCGAAGAATAGGTTTCCATTACACTATCCACAAAACCTATCATATCCCAAACATTATAGTCCGGACCGTTATTGGCAAGCTTGTTCAACGGTACAAACAAATCATTGGCATTTTCACTGTCCGAACTTCCTTCCAGTCTCAACCGCTCAAACCGGATAAACACTATATCGTTTATCTGTACTACCTTTTCAAGATAGGATTTATAGTCGTATCCTTTCGGTGTTACAACCGGGAATATATCATAATATCCTGCACCGTACACGTTCGACATATTGGCATCCTTGAAGGGTGTTATGTTAATCGAAAACGTGCCGTTCTTGAATCCTTTGTCGGTAGAACATGTATTGACGAACTGGCTTACATCCACAACCTTGTTTATAGCCTTACAGTATATCCACACCTTAATGTTTATAGGTTGTACTTTTGTCCTTACCGACATTTCCTCGTCCAGTGCAACCACATTGTCAGCTACATATCCTTCCTTATCTTGTAGAAGCTTTGTCAAATTTTCAGACCAATAAGCCGAAAAATCGCGTTGCTTCATGAACATATCGCTCTTTGATGCTTTTTGTATAAGCAAAGGAGAATCCTTTATAGGAAAAGAAAGTGGAGTGTTCGGCTTGATATATGGCAAATTCTTGTTTGAATACTCGTTCTTGTACTTCTCTTTCTCCCAATCGTCGTATGTAGCCCAGATAGCATCCAGGTTTGAAATTTTGGAAATCTCGTTTACCACGTCCATAAATTCCGGAACCGACAGTTTCTTTGCTTCCGGTGTATCTGGTCCCAGTCCTTTTTGCCAATCGTCTATAAACGTTTGGGGTTCTACGTTGTACTTATAACTCTGTATGTTAAATATATTTACTTTCATCGTTCTTGCTGTATCACTTTATTTGCTTCCGACACTCCACCAACTCTTTCCCTTGCCCACTCGTCTAAAGCACGTTTAAACCATTGAGAAATAGCTCGTCCAGCATCCACTCCTCCGCTTACTGTACTCATATTGACTAAACCGCTTCCTCCTGTAGCAGATTGCTGAATTATCTTCTCTTTCGGAACCTCCAACTCTATATCAGCAACCTTTTTACCTCTGTCGTTTATTTCACTCACCAAATCTCTAATCTCTTTTAAAATATTGGCGCCTTCCGACATCTGGCGATTCATATCACCTGCCAAAATGGTTTCCCCGGCACCTACAGTCCTCCGTGCTGCGCCCCTGTCATAAGCTTCTGCGGGCGTTTCCTTAATCCTTTGACTTGCCTGTTTATACAAGTCAAACAGATTGCTTACAAGCTTAGACGGGTCACTATCCTTTTGTATCGTAGAATTAATGTCATTCCAGGACAAATTAGGGAATATTTCGGACATTGCCAAACGTAACTGTTCAGAACCTCCCCCAGTACGTTCTACAACCCTATTCAAGAAATTTTCCATAACTTCGGGGTCTGCCGCTCCTGCACGTATCTTTTCCAGTTCTTCCTGGATTTCCGAATAGGAAGTCTTGTCTGGCATTACTTCCTGGATAGACCGCACAAGCATTGCATTTGTCACCTCATCTTTTGACATCCCCTGTCCGGTGAATGCTTGCTGTACCCTTTCAAGTTGTCTTCCCTGCAATCCGGTTGCCTGGCGTATTCCGCTAAACATCGCTGCAAGCTCCTTTGCGTCAAACTCACCTCGCTTTGAAAGAATTTGGTCGGACTGTGTAACGAAAGTATCTAAACTTTCTTCCATTGTAGAGGCTATTTGTTCAAACGGAATGCCTAAATTTTTCATTGCCTGCTCGAACTCTCTGATAATTGCAGAAGCCCCGGTACCCGAATCCTGGTCTCCGAACCTCATTGCACCCTGCAAACGGTTGACCGCATTAGGTGACAATCCGAACAATCTTTCCGCAGCCATTACTGACTGCGTTTCTTTTACTGCATACGGGTCGTATTCATTGCCACCGACAAAACGCCCCCCTCCTGCACGTATCAATTCGGCACGTCTTCCAAGGTATGAAGCGTAATCCATACCAAGTGATTCGGCTGCATAACTTCCTTCCCTTCCGGCTTGTCTGAACGCTTCCCCGGCTGATACACCCATAACCTGTGCATACGGGATAACACGTCTTTCGCCTTCCGCGTATTTCCCGAAAGTTGCCATCATCTTTTCTGCTGCAAGCTGTGCTGGCAACTCTATGCTTTTTGCTATCGTGTCACCAATTAGAGGAATCCACCTAAAAGCGTCTGCCTGGTTAGCGGCTTGTAACCGTGTATAATTTGCGGCCGTTTCCACGGTTCCTTGGTATTGGGAACGCGCTTCAAATTCCTGCTGCCGGAAATATCTTTCTGACAATACGTTCTTGGCGGTATTGAATGCCGTCAAAGCCCCCAAACCGCCCAATATTCCTTTTAATCCTCCTCCGAATATATTTAGTCCTCCTCCTATTCCGCCTGTACTTCCGGTAGGTGGTACAATACCGCCAGGTGTCCCCGTTCCACCTCCGAAACCCGAACCGGAAACGGCTTTCTGCATTTCTTCCAATATGTTTTCTGCACTGTCTTCTATAACAGATACAGAATTTGCAATAGTTTCCAGGTAACGGGTAATACTGGTTTTTTGATTTTCCTCACCCGACCCTTTTTCAAGTCCTCTTAAAGCGGAAATGACATCACGTCCTATATTATCCGTTACCACTCCCAGTCTTGTAATTGCACGTATTATCCCCTCGTCCGAAAACTTGATTTCCGTCTGTCCGTTATCCGTTATTTCCGGTCTTCTCTGTATTCTATCGTCTTCCCTTAATAGAGGTCTGTTCGGTTGTTCTGAAACGACCTCCAAATTCCCCTTTTCCCTTATAGCGGTTGTATTCTCCGTTATTGTCTGGGTATTCTTTTCAATATTCACGACATTTTCGGTTATATTCTCCGTATGCCGTGAGTTGTCCGTTCTGTTTTCGCTGTTATCCTGGAAGTTCTTGGAATTATCAACGTTCGTAACGGATTCGTCTATATTCTCGACGTGTCTGTTTATCTCCCTTAATATTTCCTTCTGCGTTTCCTTTGTTGTCGGTTCTTCTCTTTCTACACCTCTTTCTATAGGGGTAACTCTTTCCCTTTGCGGTTTCCGTGTCAAATCCCAGGTCATAGAACCAGTTTCCTCATCTATGATAGGTTCCACGTCCGGTATGGGTTCCTGGACTTTTCTTTTCCTTCTTCTGGGTGCTGGTCTTTCTTCCGGTTCTTCTATAGGCAAAGGTTCTTCTACATCCGTTTCCATTTCCGGTCTTTGCCCTTTCCGTCTTGGTTCCGGCTGTACGGTTTCCTCTTTTCTTCTTGGCGATACGTCCCATGTAATAGACCCGGTTTCGGGGTCTATGATAGGCTGTTCCGGTCTTGGAAGTTCTTCTGTAGGCGGCTGTCTCCTTATCGGTCTTTCCGGCATAGGAGACGGTTTTTGCATTGTGGTTGCATCAATGGCGGCAGACTGTCTTTTAAGGTCAAGCAACAGCCTTTCCAGCTCGTTACGGTCCTCCATCAATGCAAGTTGTTCCCGTAGCTGTGAAATGCTTTTCTCGGCTTCCTGTGCACTCTGCATGGAAGCCTGGTTTATCTCGCGGTACAAAGAAACCGCTTCTTCTCTCAACTGTCTTAGCGGTGTGGTATCAGCCGCAATCCTAATCCTCTTGTCCTCTGCCATTATTCCTTATCTTTTTGGCTTTCCTCGTATTCAGCCATCCGCGCCATTTCTTCACGGAAAGCATCAATCTGACTTTGCGTTATTTCCTTGGTATCGGTTTCTTGGTCTACCATTTCGTCATAGGAATCCTTCAGCCATTCACCGATATTAGGAACGTATTCAACTTTCTTTTCCTCGTCCTCCAAAGCCTGCTTGAACATCCGGTCTTCTTCAAACTCAAAAAGTTGCTGGAAGAAAGAACATTTCTTGTGTTCCTCGGACATAAAAGCAATGTTATGCTTCTTTCTGTACCATCTGTCAAGCGGAAACTTGTTGTTCCATCTGACTACGAATGTTCTGAAATCTTCCTTTTTATCTCGCTCCATCTTACAAAATCAATCAAAAATAGGGGCACAATCCATAACAGACTATACCCCTATACCCTTTGAATAACTAACTTTCAAACTATAGTAATTCTCGCTCGAATACTCTTATCGGTTGGGGTTCATCATTTTTTCAACTTCCTTGATAAAGGGTAAAACCTCCTTATTGTAAATATCCCTTACCTCCACATAGTCCTTGATACCAAGCTGTTTAAAAGAAGTTACCTTCATATCTGCCAGCAAGTCCGGCAACATCACTGTAAGCGTCGCTTCAATGTCTATCATATCCAAAGCATCAGCAGCAGCCTGCGTTCTGTTACCCAACAAAGTATTGTAATATCCACGACCTAAAAACTGCTTCTGAGTTTCAATCTCGTAATATTGTCCTACTGTAGGGAAGGACATCTTATATTCGTGTCCCTTAATTTTAATGATTTTATCTTCCATTTTTACAAAAATATTTATTCGCAAATATACGTTATTAATCTCTTTTATCAAAACTTAATCCTAAAATATTGAGATAGCGTAATTAACGCTTGTCTTTCTGCATGTTCTTCTTCTGTCAAATCCACCTTGTCAAGCTCAACCAATCGGTTCGTTATATCGTGAAATAGTTGGTTATCGGTGTACTTCAACGCTATTTTCTTGATAGTGGTAAAATCGTTAAATTCCTCGAACATCTTACATTCTTTCCTATCTTTAGGGTCTGTCACTTTTATTTCTTCAATAATTAGAAAACATCTAAATCCTAAAGCTGTTCTTATCAAATCCTTTTTCATAACCTTGTCCTCCCTTCGTTACCAAATCAAATTTCTTGCAATAGCGCAATTAGCGTACTTCTTAACCAATTCCTTTTCCATCTTTTTAAACTTTGCGTTATGCGTTGCATTGCCTTCATTAGCGATACATATCTGGTGTGCTACTTCGTGGCACAAAGCGTAGGCGGAACCGACATTAATTCTATTCAAGTCAATAGAGATTGATTTCGGTTTGTTAGCCACATATGAACAGCAAGCTCCACCCTTTCCAACTTTACAGAACTTCAAGGCAATTGCCTTAATACCTTCACTAACACAAATGAACTTGTATAACTCTTTGAGAACCTTAACATCGTTTTCCATTTTCTTATCTTTTTATTTGTTTGACTTCGTTTATCTCTTTCTCACATTACAAAGATAAGATTATGTTATGACATACGCAAGTGAGTATCTCATTTTAACATAAGATTAACATTATATCAAAGCTACACTTATTTTTACTTCTTTATCATCTTCTCGTAAGCTATTTATGGAAAGGAACGAACTAAGTGCTATATCATCGTGACCGCTTGCTGCCTCCAATTTCCCGTTATCACCTCTAAACGTAATAGAGGAAAATTCACCGAACATCAAGTCAACCGCTTGCCTCGTTTCTCCCATCGCATAAGGGCATTTTATCTGACCTCTTTCAAACATTGCAGATAAAGAAGGCAATCCGGTATATAAATCCTTCTTATTCCCCTCCGTTGTGGTGAACGGCTCTATATTCTTAAGTCCTCTTTCCTTTGCCAGTCCGGATAGTATAGACTGGAAACCGTTAGCTTCACACCGTATCTTATTAGGGTGGAAAAGCCTGTCAAGCTGTACAATCTTATCCACCTGTTCATTATGCGACATACCGCGTTTCCGGTAATAATACAACAAATAGTAGTTGTCCATCGCATCTTTCCCCCATACCGAATACACCGTATAGTCCGCTCCAATATTACCGGAAACGGCAAAGTCCACACCTATATGTACTCTTGTAAGCTTGAAAGGGAAATCGTCTATACTTGACGCAAAACGTATCGTTTCCATCCCTATAATACTCCGCATCAGATATTCATACGGAAATATCGTTGACGTGTCACTGATAGGGACAACCAAGTATTCACGGTTGAATACAATCGTTCCAAGTTCTTCCTTCTTCGCCAATATCTGTTCAAACGTGTATCTGTCCGGTGCGAGCGGTCTGCCATCCGGAAACAATATCGGATATTCAAAACAATAGAAACGCTTGTCTGCCTTCAATATCTGGTACAATTCATTCGGTGCAGAAGAATAGGGTGTACCAGTTACAAGGAAATACCCGTATGGTTCCACAATCGGCTCTATTGTACCCTTCAAAAGTTCTTTCAACTTCTCCCTTTGTTCGTCCGAATATAGAGAGCTTTCGTCCGGCATATCGTCACACAAACAAGCCCCCACGTGCAGACCTCGAATCATTGAATCCTTACCTCGCACATGTAACGTACTTCCGGTTTCCGTCTTTATGGCTGTTTCTCCGATTGAAGCCTTGTTATAGGGGTTGAGTTTTTCCTTTATCAAGTCGTTTGCCTCTATCTCTTCCGTTACTTTTGCTATCTGCACCTTTGCCAGTGTAAAAGTGTTGGTAATATAGCATGTTTCTTTCCTGTTGGCATTGTCTACCGTGTCCTGTCTGTAGGCGGTCGGTCTTGTGTAGGACCATAAACGCCACAATATGAAGGCATAAGACCATTGATAACTGTTATGTACAACCGTCCCATCCTCCAATAAAAACTTATGGTCTCCATCGCACGCAAAACCGTAATATTCGCCCTCTCCAATAGGGGTAACCGTCAAAGATGATACTTGTGTATCTTGTTGAACTTTTACATTTGGTATCTGTTTTCTTTTTATTTTTGTTGGAATTAAATGTGCATTACCGGATATATTCATTCGGTAAAATACATAATCCTCTAATACATAATCTCCTTTCTTCTTATTCTTAATTTTTATATTTTTATGTTCTTTCCTTATTGTCTTACATCTAAAACCTAAAGACCATGCAAGTTTTTGAACTTGATATGCAAGTGTTTTGTTTATTGTAGAATATTCAAAACTTCTTGAACTTCCTTTATTATAACATCCGTCTGTATCTAATATTCCTGCAAGGAGTTCTAATCTTTGTTTTTTAGAACTTCTCATATATATATCGGGAATATGTTTATTATGAATCAAATTCAGTTCTTCTAATATAGGCTTTAAAACGTCTCTTTCTTTCCATCTATCATTAGATTTTCTAATAATTTTCATCATGTTTTTATTCCTATACTCACCTTCTTTACTACTTCTTAAATATCCTCCAAGTCTTTCTGCATATCCTTTTAAATACTCGAATATTTCAATATCCGGTTTAGAAATACATCCATTATTGGAATACCCATCTCCCAGCCATATACCTAAAAAATAAGGTTCTATAGGTAAGTTTTGTTCCGGCAATTCCCATCCTTTTACTCTATATCCTAATATCTTCTTTTGAGAATATCCAGCATGATTGGGTATTTGTTCTACTGGAATATCCTCGTAGATACTTTCTGTATAGCTTATATATGGTTTAGCACCTTTTACCCTTTTTCTATACATTACTTTAGTGCAAACCAAATGTCCTTCGTTCACTTCATAAGGTATTGAATAGGTTTGTTCTATTCTATACATAGGTGCAACACCTTTATGTAATTGCAACACTGTGCGTGGTGTAGAATCGACACCCATCACTTTATCACCAACTTCTATGTCTTGAATTTTCTTCAAAGACCCATCAAACATTACAACCAATGTATCAGCACTCATACACTTGCCACTCGCGCGTGCGCATAAATAACAACTCCACGGATATAATTGCGTCAAATTGGACCACTCTATGTTACGCCATCCTAACCGAAACTTGGGAAGCATGGTTGTTATAAAATAATTGAGTGACAATATCTTAAGAGTATTGTCCATAGAGGCTTTCACGTTATCCACATAAGACAAGCTTTCCGAATCCATAGTACGTCCCAGATACAACGCCTTTTCCGACTGATGGACCATTTCTCTAAGCATGGTGTCAACGTCGTTTCCATATCCTTCAAGCAATTGGTTAAGCGCCCTTTCCGGCAGTCTCTCTATGATATTGTCTACCGCATTGTATAGATATGTAAGCTGGTTATTTGTAAGTATTCCTTTTCCGTCACCCGTTAGCATAATTGAAAGTCCTCTCTATATCTCCTCTCTTTCTTCTGCACCGTTTCAACACCTTCACCCCTCAACTTCTTCACGTAGGAGATAAACAACATTGCATTCGCATCCACATCGTGCTGCGCTCTGTGTGCTTCCACAAGGTCAATCCCGGCAGCCTGGCAACACGTGCCCAGCTTGTAGTCCATCTGCTCCAAAGATGCCATGTGTGCAAGCTGCATCGTGTCTATGTAGTATTTTACGTAATTGTCTATATTGTCGTTCATGTAGGAAAAGAAGTTCTTCAGAAACGGGTTATCGAACCCTACGATATTGTGCCCTGCAAGCGTGCACATCTGACGTGGGTTCTTGTATTTGGTAAACCATTTCTTGCATGTACCGTATATCTCTTTCAATGGTACCGCATTCTCGTCCTGGACCTCTTTTGTTATACCGTGTACTGACGTTGCTTCTTCCGAATATCCTGCAAGTCCTTCCTTGTAGTTATACGGGAATATCATTTCTACACGGTCTATTATTTCCAACTTTTTCATGTCTATACACGACATAGCCATTTCAACCAGGGGGATATCCAGAAACGCCTGTTTCTCCTTGCTTGGCAGTCCCCCGGTCTCAAAGTCATAGACAATCACGAAATTACTACTTGTTTTCATGTAAATAAATTTTACTCTTCCACTACCGGGTTATTATCATTTTCCAATACATTATACATCTTTATCGTACAATGCTTTTTAGGGGTTACCACAATTTCGTTTCCTCCCAAGTATTCGGGTAAATGCCCTCTCATTATATACGCCTGCACATCATTACGGGTAAACCGTTTCCCGTTCTGCTTCCGAAAATTGTCGTTCATCCAGATAAGCAATCCTTTCGCGTTTACATCTTCTATTAAAAATTTTCCCATACTTTTTAGTTTTTAGAAATCCAAATCCCCTCTTGTTTAAGAGAGGCTCCCGTATTACCACAAAATAACACTGTTTTATTTATATAATCCACACATTCAAAATCACCGGGCATCCAGTATTCCGATATGTAACAATTTTTCTGCTGTTTCGCCCAGTCATAAAATTCTTCATGACTAAAATTAGTAAAATACCCCTCGGTATTAATATAGGGTGGGGGGTCACAATATATTACGCATTTCTCTTTTTTAGGTATTTCCAATTCCCTATAATCACCTTGGAAAACCTCAATATCACCCATCCCCTTTAGACTTTGCAAACTCCAAAGTCTTTCCAGTCGTTCCATACTTTGCAATCTCTGCAAATTATCGGGGTATTTGTATCTTACCAAAATATCCTTTATCGCACGTCTTCTGTCTTTAGTAGAAGAACATCCTTTAAATACATCTTCCAGAATTGATACGCCCATATTTTCAAACAGACTAAAATCGTCAAAACATATCGCATAGTGAAAAGCCTTTTTATATGGTTCGTCCTGTTCACTATAACAATAGGTTCTCTGATTGTTGCCGAAAGAAAAACATAGTCTTACATACGCATCATCTTTCTTTAATCTGAAAAAGTCCTCCCTACTTATCCATCGGTTTTCATCCTTGAACTTCCCATTTACTGTATCAACGAAAAACTTTGCGCTGTCCGTTATATCATTTATGATAAACCTTTTATATTTCCCCGATAAAATAGCTGCATGAGTGACTGCACATCCCCCGGCAAAAGGCTCTACCCATACATCAGCAGAAGGAAGTGCCTCAACAATCCATTTAGCTATACGCGATTTGCTACCTTTATAAGATAATCCGTAATTCATATCTTCATCATTTTATCATCAGCAACCTTTCAAAATCCTTATCCCTTTCCTCCTCGCTCTTGTACACAACCCATAAATTCTTTATAGGGTTATCGTTGAATGACGCGCTTTCATCTTCCAGCCTGTTTATCACTATAGCCGGGTTCCCGTCCGAATACCAGTCCTTTTCATACGATATTATGAAGTATTTCATAAGGGCGTGGTCCCCGTCACTGAATACAAACATCCGTCCTTTTGAACGTTCCTCGTATTCCTTCCATGCCTCCACCTCTTTCTGGAATATTTCCGCTTTCTCGCTATTGGGGTTTTCCAAATAATCCACTATCTTCTTGGATATCCTCTTTAGCCCTATAGCAGTAAACACTTCCGCGCATCCTATCAATATGTCAATGTCTTTTTCCATGCTCTTTCTCCAAAAGTTCTTCTATCCTTTCTTCCGGTATCTGATTCTTCAAACTCTTTCTGTCTCCAAAATCGTATATCTGATGGCATTCCATACATGCCAGCACTATGTTTTCCGGGTCACAGCGCAAACCTGGGTGTGCTCCCCGGCTCAATATATGGGAGAAGAAAATAGGTTTCATTTCAAGACCCAACCATTTTCCGCAATGGAAACAATAATGCGGATTTTCCTCCCATACTTTAGCAAACACTTCATTAAGCCTGTTTTCCTCTTCCTTCAATGAAGCACGATTCAGTTTCAATTTCTTTCTATTGTCGTAGCATTCTTTGCATAACCATCTGTTACGGTCGTATATAAAATGGTTTTCCTTACAAGAAACACACGGTCTTACTTCTTCCTTCACTGTCTTTTTCATGGTGCAAATATAATAATATTATCTCACAACATAAAATTTTATTATGTCATTTTTCACAAGCCTTATAAAATATACAATCCTTACATCTATTTTTGTCGAATAACCATCCTCCGTACTGGCTGCAAAGTATGAACCCCTTCTCCTTGTTCCAATACTTTTTCCTCAACATCTCCCTGTATCTTTCAGATAAACCCTCTTCCTCTTCCTTAAACGGGCTTATCCATCCTCTTTCACGCTGGTATTTGTTGGCTCTGAATACCTGGTATTTACTTCTCTTGTTCCATTTCTCTATCGCTTTCAGACCTATCAAGTTATAGGGGTCGAACATCATTTCCTTGTATCGGCTGTTCTCTATCATAGAACCTTGAAACACCATATATTCCCATAATGCCCTATTAGAGGAAATCCCGGTCTTTTCCCAGAACTTTTCCATGAGTTCTATTTTTGACCGGGTTCTTTTAAAATTGGGAGTGTAATTGAAAAGATATTCTATTATCCTTTCAATGGCTGTTTCAATCCTCTTGTTCTCCCCACAATCTTTTTGCTGTGTCATAATTCTTTTGCATATCATTAACCGCCTTCTTCGCATAAGTCAAAGAATAGGAATGTTCACGTGGATATTTGCCGGACTTCAAGCCTTCGTGATATTCTTTGGCTTTCTCTAACTTGTGCTCGTAATAGTCTATACTTTCCGGCATGGATAGATTAATTACCTCCGCTTTCTTGTCCCAATACTTGGCTACTCTTTCATGTTCGACAGCCTTGTCGCTGAACTCAACACTTTTGCCCATATTGTTCCAAGCGTCATCTATTGCCTTTCTATGCCTTCTTTCACTGTGATGTCCGACCTTGATAGGTTCTCCCAATGATAGGAAGTCTCTATCTTTATTGGATTTCTCATAATACTCATTACTCTTTTGTTCTGCCGAAGCCGCCCACATTCTGCGTCTTTCCGCTCTTTGCTTGGCCCATTCCTGGACGTTGAAACCATCTGCACGTACTATCGAATAGTAATAGAATCCGTCCTTTTCGTATATCAAGTTGAAAACAATACATTCGTTTTCCTTTCCGTACTTGGTTGTTACTTCGATAACTTCTCCCTTCTCATACTTTTCTTCACATTTTGCTAAAAATACATTCGGACAAAACTTGCTGTAAACGTTCATAACTTCAAAATTTTATTTGTTTGACAATCAAAAATTGTTAGCTTTTAATTCGCATTTCAACTCTCCGTTTTTATACATTCTTACAGAAGCAATCACTACCGTACTGGACAAATAGCGTCCAATATCTTTTCTCAGTTTTTGTTCCAAAGCTATAGCCTTTGCCATTGATTTAGTTCTTTTCTTCAATACCTTATTAAATCCGAAAACTATATCTTTCGTTTCAATCTCAAAGCTATATACATTTGAAAACAACACCTTTTTCAAATCTTCCGTCATTCTTTCTACATTTGATTTCATAACCTTATCTTTTTTATTTGTTTGACTTTTCATTTTTTGGTTCCCTCATCAGAACCACATTGCAAAGATAATATTATGTTATGAGATACGCAAGTGCTTATGTATAAAATATGAGTTATTTAACATCATTTAATAGGATAATCTCTTTCTTGCATCCTATAGCAACCCTTATTTCTTCTATTATCTCCTTATAGTTTTCCGGCAAAACATCTCTCTTTATTTGATTATCTTTAATCCATAATGGTTGCGTGTTTCTCCAATTAAAACAAACAAATTGATGCCATCTACTTGTAAGGTCAAATACAGAACATGGTATAATGTGGTCTATCTGCCATTCCGACCCGTAATTATCCCACGTCATACCAGGCAAAAACTGCTTTTCGAGATGTTGTTTAAAAAAATCTATTGAGCAGCCAATTAAATCAAGTGTTTTACCTCTTCTACTATTTCGTCTTACTACCTTAGACACATTGTTTCTTAATGATTTAGTTAATCTATAATAAGGGTCTAATCCAGCCCTATTTCTATCATAATTTTTTCTATACTCTATAAAACTTTCTTGTTGTCTATATACCTTATTATATGCACTTATTCTTTCTTTATATGCGTCAGTCTGCATATACTCTTTTTGTTGTTTTCTCTTACATTCTTTACACGCATAAGCATAACCAAGCGGATTTTTATTTTCCTTGAAAAAGTCTTCTTTCGGCTTTATTTCTCCGCACTTAGAACACTTCAAATACTCCTTTCCTTCTATCACTATAAATTCTCTTGGAGGTTTTTTTACAACATGGTTTTCTTTATAATATTTTTTAGCATATTGTCTTCTATGTTCTCTTTGTTCTTCTGTATATACCCGTTTTGAGTTCCATTCTTTTTGCTTTGCCTTTCCTTTTTCAGAAGCATGGTATCTTTTATAAGCGTCCAGCATTTTCTGATGTCTTACTGGGTCATTCTTTATTGCTTCTCTTTTCTTTTTACCTCGTTCTTTCTCACATTCTTTACAATATAAAAATAAACCATCTTTCCTTCTACTTTCTTTATGAAAATCACTTATAGGCAACTCCTTACCACATTTACTACAAACTTTCGTTCCTTTCTTAAAATCTGCTTCCATATCATTAATCTTTAGTTGTTTATGAATGCAAATATAATAGTACATTATCACACGTTTGTATTAAATTTTCTATTTACGTTATTTTAACAAATTGATGTTTATATTATTTACCAAAATAAAAGGGAGTTACTATGTGTAACTCCCTAAATATCAAGTATTTATAAAAATCAAAATTACAATTCAAGTGTAGATATCGGTAATAAATAGATTCCCGATATATTATAACCGGCAACCCCAGCTTCCTGCAATGAAAAATTTTGATTATTTACAAAACACGGATTCAACATGCACATAGTCTGTCCGGTAGGGTCTACTGCTGTCACCATCTTTGTAGTCGAATCCTGGCTCTGAATTGTCTTGCTGTAAATAGCAATGGCAAAACCAAGCTCGCCCAAAATCAAGGTGTCTACAATAGACTTGACGGAACCAAGACGATGCATCATACCTTCCATTACTGGCTGCTTGAAGTCAATAAAGAATTGGTCTACCGTCCATGTGCATTGATACTGTACGGCCGGAACCTCCTGGTTAAGGAGTGAGCCAAGCCCTTGTACATTCGCACGGGTGATGTTTTCTGCAAATTGCAGATTACGAACAAACCCGGCTACTTGATTATCTATTTTAATATACGCTTTAGGCGCTGTAAAAACTGCCATAATCTTCTAATTTTTTAGGGTTTGTTTTATCCACGAATTAAGTAACCTGTAAAGAACAACTTGGTGATTTCGTTATTTACCACAATTTTGTAAGTGGTGAAATAAGCGTCTTCCTTTCTTGTTGTCACTACGTCTTTGAACGACAAAATCAGATTGTCTTGTGCGTCCGTTGCAGTTCTTGACTGCAAGTATGCCACAGTCCAGTCTTTAACCGCTCCTGCTGTCAGTGTATTGGCGTTAACACCGTTTTCCTGTCCCAGCAAATCCAATGTCGCATTTACAATCAATTCCTTATTGATTTGTGCGACGATACGCATAAATTGAATGGAATAGGACTGCCCTTTTGCATTGAACAGATTGGCGTTGTCCTGCAATGTATTCACACCCTGCAAGATATTGAACTTTCCGGTGTAGTCGTTCAATACGGTTGTTAAAATACCGTATTTCAATGCCTTCTTCTTCTCCGATTCAGTCAATGCGTGTTGCAGTCTATCAACTCCGATTGACTTGAATGTAGGCGGTACATAAGGCGGTTTTCCGCTGATACGTCCCACAATCGCGCACAAGTTATACATTACACCCCACCACCGTATCTTCTGGGCGTCGAACGCAGACACCACGCCTGCCCCACCATGTACAAGCTGCACGAACGAGCTGTCAAACTTTTTCGCCAAATCGATTTCCTTTGAGAAATCCGCTCCCTTGTCATATCCTGCCACATAGAGGAAATGCTGGAATTTGGCTGCACCGTTCATGTGTGTAATGTATGCTTTTGTCGTAGCTGAATAGGCGTTGTCTCCTACCTGGTCCAGAATGACATTACTATAGTCCAAACCTACAATCTGGTCCAGTACAGCGTTAAAGTCGTCCATGTCGAAACTTTCTGTACCTCCTGCCGCCAAAATATAAGGCTTACCACCCAGTGCCGTTGTAATGTCCCCTTCGGTAATCTCACCATTTCCTTCTACATTGGTAGTTGAATCAAGTACGAACGCCAAAGCAAAATTAGAATCATTCTGTGCCCAATCCACAAGTTCTTGCATATTGCTAAATTCCGGTGATTCGAGAACAAGTTCGGGGTCGCTGTTTTCCTGCGTGATGTCTCCGTAGGGTAAATCATCGCTGTATGTTCCGGTATATGTACCTCTCCAGAACTGCAAAATCCACTTGGTAGCGTCTTCGCGTCCTGCGATAAAGTTCATACCGTAACCCTTTGTTAATAACTCGTCGTTCAATAACGAACCGTTGGCTACCAAACCTTCGTCCAATGTTTTTACCACAAACGTGCCTCCTGCTGACGTCGCAAACGTCATTTTTGCACCTGTAGTTGTTGCTGCACGAACAAATTCAAGTTCGGAAATTCCTACTGCATCGGGGTTTGAAGGGTCCGGTGCAAACAGAGCTTCGGCAACTCTCCACCAAAGACCTCCCTTCATGAAAGCACGAAAATCCGCGATATTGTCGAAAGTATAGATAGCGTTCTGTCCCTGCGCATTCTCGCCATTGATACCAGCACCGCCACCAAATCCGGCTGAATACTTTCCTGTATCAATAATAAGGACTTTTCCATAGTCAAGATTTCGTGCCGGGTTCATTTCCCCACTTACAATAGTGGAGTAGACACCGGGCAATGAAATCTGCCGACCGTTGAAAATAAACGTTGATGCCATATTATTTTTCTTTTTTATTTGTCTACGAAATTCTGCAAGAACTTCCCTATCAAATCCTTACATTCATACATTTTCGGGGTAATTATATATTACTTTACAGAAATACATATTGACGCTTCACCGTCCCGGCTACTGCCGACCACTCCACGTCCATAATCCCATCTACCACGGGTAACTCTCCTATGAGGTTCTGGCTTTGAAGTCCGAACCTCTTTATGTTTATCGCTGCTAACAAATCTCTGTCGTTCAATTGGTTACAATTAGGATACGTCCATTCTCGCTGCGACAATTTCAGTTCATGGTTCACATATCCACAAGTGCACATTTTAGAACTTGGTTCGAATCTTCCGATTTTTAGGAGGTTTCTTCCGCTCCATTCGCACTTGTACTGCAATTGTCTGAAAAATTCATTCCAACTTGCAGATGATATGTGCTTTGCAAGGTTATGATTTTTCAACATTCCGTTTACATTCAAGTCCTCAATGATTATCGTTTGGTTTTCACGGACAATCCTTGACGTAACTTGATGTATGAAATTTTTACGGCAATTTGTTACTTTCTCATAAGCCTTTGCAAGTCTTATTCTTGCATTTTCTCTTCTGTTACTTCCTTTTTGCTTTCTTGAATACCTTCTTTGCAATACTTTCAATCTTTGCTCAGCTCTTTCAAGATATTTCGGATTCTCGTAGACTTGTCCGTTTGAAAGAACGGCAAAATCCTTTATCCCGACATCAATACCAACAGTTGTATCGTACTTTATATCCGGTTTTTTAGGAAGCTCTTTCCCGTCGTCAACAAGAACGGAAACATAATATTTCCCGGTTGCTGTCTTAGTTACCGTTACGGTTCCTATCTTTCCCTCAAAAGTCCGGTTTTTGTAGAATGATACCCAGCCGATTTTGGGAAGCTGAATTTTATTTGAACCAAAATCTACCTTAACACCGTTTATTGCTTTGTAAGATTTCCAATTATCTTTCTTTGACTTGAATTTCGGAAAACCTTTCTTTTCTTGAAAAAACCTTATAAAAGCATTATCCATATTCCGGATAGACTGTTGCAAACATTGGGATGAAACCTCATTCAACCAAAGCTTGTCTTCTTCCTTTTTAAAGATAGTCAACATTTTACATAAATCAACACAAGATAAATGCTTCTTTTCTCGTTGGTACGCTTCAATTCTTTTTGATAAAGCCCAATTATAAACAAACCGAGTACATCCGAAAGACTTTTCAAAGAAAATCTTCTGGTTTTCATTCGGTTTCAGTTTATATTTATAGGCTTTTCTCATAATGCAAATATAGTTATATTAAAGTAAAGAAGAAAACTTTTTATTTTAAAATTTAATACCAATTATTTAGTCACAATTTTATCAATGTCCGATTCTACACCGGGCAATTCATAATCCCTGCTATAATTGTCCGCACCCCATTTTTCGGCTGCTATTCCTGCATCCTCAAATGCAATCTTGTTAAGCAATTCTTCGTTTACCAGTGTTCCTACAATCTGGTCCAAAGTCAAGTCAAGCCTTACAGACTTTATGAAAATAGGAATAGGCAGTACGTTCTGGTTTGTCATTAATTCTGTTATCCTTACCTCTACCAAATCATATTGGGTAGACAGCCAGTTATAGGAACCCATTATCAGTGCATACAGAACTTCCGACATAATTATGCTTTCCAGCATGTTGTCCGAAAGACACATTATCTCGAAATTATGGAAACGGCTGTCTCTTATCTGCCATGCGCCACCGTCGTATATCTGCCCGTTCATTTTCCCTATGGAATTGGTTGCTCCCGGGTCCGCTCCCGGTTCCCTTATTACATAAGCTGGCAATCCCGTATTGTCTTTCGGGAATTCAAACAGCACCCTTAAATTACGGGGGTTTGTCATTCCCCTTAAAAACAATTTCTTCGCCTGGTCGTAAAAATCAAAATTCCCTTCCTTCATTCCATTAAGAAGTCTGTATAGGAAGGTATTCTGTTCGTCTCCCTGGTGCAGTCTGTAATCTTCCGGTATATAGTTCAATATTGAAACTATAAACTGCTTTACTTTCACAATTTCTATCATAGCCCTTTAATTTGTTTTAATGCCTCGTCTATCGCCATTTCAGCAACATATTCTATCTGGGCCTCTTCTAAAGCCCTGTCCATGAGTTTTTTAGCTGTTATACCACCATTGAACCAGCTTGTAGGGTCTGACTTATCACTAACTCTTCTGAATGTCATATACTGACCTCTCTTTTCCTGGTCCGAACTTCGGGCCTCAACCCTTACAAGACCTTCATATTTTGCCGACTTGTGCATGTATTCTGGTACGTTCATTCCGGGTATGTTTATTTCCTTCCGGCTTCCCTTTACCTGTTGGCTTATCGGCAAGTCTGCAAGCTTCAATGGTTGCCCTCCTGCATTACGTGCCATATCGTACACATCTTTAGGCATAACGGAGCTAAATATTCCGGATTCCGCTATTGCTCCGGGTGTGGCGTGTCTGAACGGTATTGTAAGATACCATCCCAAACCGTCCTTCTTTATCTTCGCCTTGTCCGAACGCTGGAATCCTATCTTCTCGTCAAACGGTGTCGCACCCTCTTCCAGCATCATAGGAAGAGGACCTGCCGCCCTTGCAGACAATACAAATTCTACAGATGTGGCAGAAGTCCGGTCTACCTGCATAGCAGACCGATATATCCCCCGTGTCTGGTGCAGTTCGGAATCCACAAGTGCATTCCATCTTCGCATATATTCCTTTACTACATCGTCAACAAGACGTGTTCCAAGGAATTCCGCTTCTTGTGGTGTCAACGCGAATTCCGCAACCGTTTCCGATATGTCAACATATAGAGGCAGCATTTTTACTCTTCTGTTATATACCTAATATCACACCCGAACTTTGCAAACAATATCTCTATAAAATCGCTGTCCGTTCCCGACAGACTTTTCCGGCTCAGTGTTACTACCGTTCCTATCTTATAGGATATCACGTCGTCCAATAGCTTGTTGAACCCTTTTCTTTGCGCCAATGTAACGTTAAACGTCACGTCCTTATATACATCTTTGGCGTGCAGTCCGTTTTCCCTGCAATACCTTTCCAATGCTTCTATATGCTTGTTAAGGTTATGTTTGTTCATAACCCTTGCATATATTACATTCTTTCTTTGTCCTTTAGATGCAATCGCATATACCGATTCATCGTCATAATCTATCCATTGTGTAGCGGAATTATGGGTCTTTATCCTTCCTTCCTTTACATAATTGGATAATGTTGCCCGGCTTATACCCAGGACTTCCAAAACTTTCTTCGCTCTCATATACAAAATGTTTAAAAGTGTACAAATCTAAACATTTTCTTTCAAAGAAGCAAATTATATGTCTTCATTATATATCACACCGCTACCATCAAAATTAGGTTTCTCCATCGCTATAAGATGGCTTCTTCTTACAATGGCTTGAACCGGAAGCTCTATCTTATTAAGTTGTCCGCTTTTCTTGTCGGTAGCCCATGAAGCGCGTATCTCATGCGGCAAGTCTATAACATGGTATTCCGGGTTATGCTTGTAATATACCGACACAAAACCGTTTTCGGGCAAAGCGTCTATCTCCATATCCAATATGATACAATAGGGGTTAACGTCGCTTATATGCCCTTTATCCGTCTTTACAAGGGGCTTGTTTGAAGCCTCAAACAGATACATCGCCAATACCTGTACTGGCTTATATGTAGTGAACACAAACGGCTGTCCCATATCATCGTATCTTATAGGGAGATTTTCAGAAAAATACGATATTTCATTTCTGAAAGATATTCTATCATAATAGGATAAATTCGCCTTGTCTATATCCCTCACTGTTACCGCCATTGTACCTAAAAGCTCCTGGCTCCATGACTTGTATTTATCGGTGAAATTAATTCCCGTTATAAGCGCCTTTGTGTGTATCGCATTCACGTAGAAATATCCCGTGCCAAAACAGTTCTGACAATCTGGTAATGCAGATTCTTTCCCATGACACGGGCAACGTAAAGCACGCATTATCTCCACGTCGTAACCTTTGGCTTGTATCGCCTGGTCGAACTCCGATTTGAAAAATTCCGGTCGGAAATTACTCAATCCGGAAGATGGAGACTGTAATATGTTTCTTGTTTCTCCCATAACTTAGAATACTGCAAATTTAACTTCGTCATATACCAACTTCAACCTTCCTACAGTTTCTTTTATTTCTTTCAAATATTCTATTATACGTGCAGAATATCCCGAAGACGTAGCAGAAGCCGTTGTACTTATACTTTGACTTAATCCATCTATGCTTAGAGATTGTCCGGCAACACCTGCAATACCAAGAATCAAGTCACCAGCAATTCCCAAAGGTGATAAAGATACAAGTTTTCCCAACAGATTAATCAAGTCCATAGGCATCTGGTCCACGTCCCATCCGGTTATATACTGTACCCTCCAATAATCCGGTATATACTGGAAACGCTGCATACCTATCTGTGACGTTATACCCGTCAATATGATTTCCGCGTTTCCTTGTGTCGTAGAAGACCCGGTAGGCACAACACTCAGCCTTCTTTTCCCTTGTCCCATGCCACTGTCATACTCGCATGACAGCCAGCCTTGCGGATATATAATCTGCTCTATCTTATTGAGCATCCCAATCATACTTAACGGCTCCCTTACCGGATATGACGGGAACAATATAGGGAATTGCTGCCAATAATCCTTCTGATAATAAGTCAAAGACTGGTCAATTAACTGTTTACAGAATTTCAAGTTGAACCAGTTTTCAACCTCTCTTTGTGCTGATTCTATATAGAAACGCATGGATTCGTCCGTAAATGATGCTCCCTGCCCTCCATCAATGGTTATCCCATATAGGTATGTCTGCCATATCTCGGCTACAGACAGCACAAGTCCGGAATTTTTCTTGTATTTTATCGTAAAAGTTAATTGACCCATCCTTGTAAAGTATTTTTATTTAGACAAAATCATATCTATAATTTCCTCTTTCTTTTTGCCTTTAAGGTCTTCTTCCTTGAAAGAACCTCCGTCTTCTGTCATTGCAAGCTCTTTCAGTTCGTCCACCTTCATTTTCTTAAGAGCCGTCTTCACCTCGTCGTCCTCTTCTTGCTTGATAGGAGTTTCTTCTTCTGGTTTCGTTTCTGGTTCGGGGGCTGCTGCCTGCGTTTCCTTGTTTCCTGCCTTCAAGTCCTCGACGCATTTCTTCCATACTTCAATTTCCTTTTCTTTCTTGGAAATTTCAACCTTCTGCGCCTCGACGATATTCTTAAGACGTTTTATTTCCTCTTCATATTCCTTGTTCCCTTCTTTCACTTCCGAACGAAGTTTTTCTTCAAGGCGTGTTTTGAATTCCGGTTCCTCACCTTCCTTGTAAATATCGGGAAGTTTACGACTTACTATTTCCTGGTAGAGTTCTTCCGAAACTTCCGCTCTACCACCCACAAACTGTACCGGACCACCATTAAGCATAATTTTATGGTTGTTATACACCCGGCTTTTTACAACTACTTTTTCCATAATACGAATTTTTAAACAAAAAGGGAAGGAGTTCAATTACTCCCTCCCTTTCACTTTTCACTTTTTAAACTTATAAATCTATATCAAGCCAATTACAAGCCCTCCTCACCAATGTTAACGATACGTACAATCTTTGCAGGCTGATACAATACCGGGGTACCGTAGTTCAGAATTGCAAAGCGCTTGCTTGGAGATGTAACAGCGAAGTCCATCTTCATAGTATCAGCAAACTGCAAGTATTCGTTAATCTGACTGTCATTGTAGTATACCAAAGCTGACTTGGTGCCTGCAATGATACGGTTGCGGTCACGTACACGATTTGCGGCTGCACCGTCATAACCTGTTGCCATCTGCGAAGCCGGAACCTCAAAGATAGGATAGTATTCAGTGTTTGCATTCAGAACTGCATTCTTCTTGGTACGGTATACCACGAAGCAAGTAGCCGGATATGCACCACCCACACCAGCAGTAAAGCCAAATTCTACTGATTCAGAAGCGGCTACAGCCCGGGCGCCAGCAGATGTGATATTCAGAGGTGCAGATTCACCATAACGATTCTTTGCTGTTACCAAGTAGCCATAAGAGCCAGCATGGTTGCCGAAATTAGTCTTGGTATCGGCTGGATTAACCTTAATGGCAGTACCAACAACCGGAGTAACCGGAGCTTTAGCACTTGAAGCTCCCTTTCCTGCTGTGATAGGTTTACGTTCGTCAAAGAAACGGTCATTCTTGATGTTAATCTTACCGAACTGAGTTGTAACGTCGTTTACAGACTGTCCCATTGTTGCACCAGTTACAGAGGCAGCAAGACCTACAATAACTCGCTTGCTTTCGTGGAACATCTTAACGTAGTTGTTGAACACAATCGGGTTAGAAATGATGCGGTCGATATAACCGTTATAAACGTTCACTACAACGTTTGCAGCGTCTTGAATCAGACTGTCATTCAACACAGAACCTTGTGCGTCGATAACTGCCGGACTGTTGAAATAACCGTCTAACAGTTGTTCAGAAGTCTTACCTTCTGCCGTGCCACCGTCCATTTCGTTGATACCCAACATGTGTTGACGGAAAACACCGTCGAACTGCTCAGCTACACAAGAAGAATCAGCGTCAACAAGACGTGTGTCGATAATGGTACTCAGAAGGATAGTCTTATTCTCGACTTCTTTCTGATACATGTCCATATTGCCAGCCAATTTAACCAACATTCCTGGATGTGTAACTTGTCCGGAAACACCCATGAACTTGGTTACGATTGATTTACGTCTGTATTGAGAATCGGTTTCCTGCGGAGTTTCACCTTCTGCGTTGAAAATACCGACTTCCTCACCATACTTGTACAACTGGTTGTATTGGTGTACAGTGTTATCAATCTTATGTTTAGGCATTTCCATATAATAAACCAACTGGTTCATACGGTTGCCCAGAATCTTCAAGACTGAATCCAGGGATTCAACTTTCAGACCACCACCATTGTTGATTTCGTTGTTATACTGCATTCCGGTCTTAAGACCTGCTTCCATCGCTTTCAAGATTTCTGCCGAATCCATGCCGCCCAGTACATCGCCAGTACCGTTTTGATTGCTATAATTATACAAATCCATATTCTTTTATTTTAATAGAGTTTATTTCACGAATTTTACACCGTTCTTTTCGTACATGTAACGCGCCAAGTTTTCACCTACTGTTTCAGCGTCCGGATTGATAAGATATGCAAGCGCATCACTTTCCAGTGACTTAGCGATAGCTTCCGGTGCCTCTTCCAAAGACTTTTCAATAAGCTTTACTGCCATAGGTCTGTCTTTCACTACGTTAACTTCGTATTTACCTGCTTCGTCCTTTCTTTCCTCGAAAGATTTCTGAATAGCTGTCATATTGTTAAGTCCTTCTGAACGGAACATAGGGGTAACGCCAGACATTTTGTCCAACTTGTCGTTGATACCGTCCACTGTTTCCTGGAACTTGTCAATAGACTTTTGGAAATTCTCCATCAAAGGTGCAAATACAGAACCCAATGATTTCATGATGTCTTCCTTGCCGGATTTCTCCACTTTTTCACCTTCTGCATCCTTATCCTTGGCGGTATTCTTTTCGTCTTCCTTCACCTTTTCTTCGTCCTTCACGGCTTCCTTTTCCAGCTTGTTGATATCCTTTTCCTCTTTGGTTTCGGATTCATGGTCTCCTGCTGCTGCTCCGTTTTCAGACTTTTCGATTTTCACGTTCGCCATAATGTACTCGTCAGAAAATCCCATAGACTTCATCAGAGATACGATAGGGTCGTTCAAATATTTTTCGTCCATCTTTATTAAACTTTTAATTGTGTACAAACTTATTTATTAACGGTTCTCAAATAGTCCTTTATAACGTTCAATCCTACATTACCGTTCAGATAATATTTATAAAGCTCTTGAAATCTTTCGTCTCTTTCCACTATGATAGGGTTAATGGTAACGTTGAAAGATTTGTCTATTTTTATATTATATCCGTCCTTCTGTAGCTCTACAAGAACGTTATTAGAACCGTTGTTAATTTCTTCTTTATTGTCCTCTACGAAATCTACTGTCTGCACGCCCTTTACTATATCGGCAAACGAATTTGCATTTACGGGCGTCATTGTCATTGCTACGTTTGTTATGAGCGCTTTTGTCACCTTTTTAGGATTGTTCTTGTCTCTTTCAAGTGCTCTTCCTTCAACGGAGAAACCCGGCTTCCGGTCTGTACCACTTGCAAGCATTTCCAGTGCCTTGTCATAAAACGCTCTTGCTTCCGGTGATTTCTTCCATAACTGGCAACGCACGTAGAACTTGTTATTCTTTACATATGCGTCTAATGGATGTCCTATCCAGAACCTTGATTTATTGATAGGACTTCTTGACGGCAAATGGTCCAAATTAATAAGACCGTGTTTTAAAAATCTGTCTATTACAAACCCGTTAGGATTCATAGATTCATCCTCCGAATCTATGGAAGAATCGGACGCCAAACCTTCAAAAATCATTTTTTCATATCTTCTATCGTCCCCTACCGGGTAATCCATAGGATTGAAATCTGATTTTTCAAAGTTTGCTTCTGTGAAAAAATTAAATTTTGAATCTACTTCAAACATCTTTTAATAATCTGTAATCCAACGAATTGAAATAAACATGTTTCTGTAAATATCTAATAATCAATATATTACAATAACTAAAATATATTTACAGCTTTACCGATTCAAATGTATGGATTTTTATGCAAATAGCCAAAGTTTTATGCAAAAATTATTCACCCTTCGCTTTTAGATAATTATCCACAAACTCAGTATATCCTTTTCCATAGCTTCCTTTAATAAAAAGAAGGGGTGTTTACACCCCTCCCCAAAACAATTAATGTAATTGTAAACGATACTTCGTCTGTTTGAGTGTTGCCATAAAATCTTCCACCCACGACTTTTCCCCGGCATATTCGGGGTTATTGTCAAGCTTGGAATAGAATTCCCTTGTACGGTCTATAATGAGGTCCACCAATTCTATAGGGTCATTGACCTCTATTTCTTCACCGTTTATCTCCCCGTCCTTGAAACGGCCGAAACCGCTTTGTCCGGCTTCCATTATCTTATCCTCATAGTCGGAAAGTTCCTCTAACAAATCATCCAGATACTTGTGCTTGGCATTGTCTTCCTCTTTCCAATGCACATTTTTTGAACGCGTCTTAACGCCTTCCAGGAAATTAGCGAAATCGGCAAATACGGCATACATACCGTCCTCCTTCTTTGCCTTTTCCAGTACATCGGCTTTCACTTTCCCCTCTTGAATCATTTCGGAAATAACACTTTTGAATATCATCGCGTCTTCCACAGAAGAAAACTTCATAGAAACCGTCAGTCCATCTTCCGACTTCTCTATTTCCTCGCTGTTCGCTTCTTCGTTCGTAGTTTCCGTTTCCTCGTTCTTTGCTATTCCGTCACCTTCCGGGCCTTTTGGCTTGTCGTCCAAATCTTCCTTGCAAATAGCATTCGCATCGTTACAGTCCATCGTCTTTTCAACTTCCTTACTTTTCCATTCTTCCGGCAATTCGCTTTCAAGACCCAGCTCTTTAGCGCGTTTCTTAATCCACGCCTTAACCTTTTCTTTTGGCATGTCAGAAGCACCGGACAACTTAATGGCGTCCTTCAAATCCTGGCTATTTCTGATAGGGTATTTCCCATTCGGCATTGCCTCTCCTTTCTTTGCCAAGTCCTTTCTTTCACTGTGTGAAAAATCGGTCTTGTTGTTCGCTTTCCGTATCTCCTTAGGGTATTTCTCGCACACGGACTTTACCACGTCTTCCGTCACCTTCTTTTCCTGGAAAGCCTTCATCACGATTTCTACCGGGCTGGGTTTCACTTCCAGTCCCAAAATCTTCTTGATATTGTCTTTCATGTCAAAGATGAAGTCGTAATCTTCCAGTTCGGTATCCGGGTCAATCCACATACTGCCGATTTCTTCCTCACCGTCAACCACCACAAAAGCCGGGGATTCATCGTCAACATGTCCCATGAAGTAATGAATTTCCGCATTCTTCGTTTTGGCTACACCGACCTCCATAAGAGTGTCTTCCGGAACGTCTATTCCGGTCTCCTCGAAAAGTTCTCTTTGTGCGGCTGTACGGAAATCTTCTCCCTCGTCCACATGTCCCCCCGGTATGCACCAATCGGGCGTATAGTTCATGTGTTCCCCTGCTCTTTGTAGGATAAGCAGCTTGTTTCCTCTGAACAAAAGAACGTCCGCATACTTCACTACCCCTGTCTTCGCCTTCATGATATCGTCGTACGCACTCTTTGAAAGTTTCTTGCTTTTCCATGCTTTCCTTGCTGTATGAAGCGCATATACGTCCGCAATTGCTTCCGCTATATCCTCATCATTCTGGAATTCGGCAATAGCCTTGAAAACCTTGTCTCTGTCTTTTTGCAATTGTGCAACCTTTGAAGTGTGCTCCTTCAGAAACTCGTTGTATTTCTTTTCCGAAATCTCCCTTTCGTCCTTGTCAAGTAAAGAAAAGCTTTTCAATACCTGGCTTCTTTCGGCAAATTCGTTTGCAAGTTCTTCCGTCCTTGCTGTTATCTTTTCAGAGCGTCTTAACAACTCCCTGTATTCAGACACCTTCTGTTCGGCTGTCCGCAAATAAAATAATTTTCTTAAATTCATAGCTACAAATTTTTCTGCTAAAATACGAATTTTGCACAATTTATCCAAAAATACAGACATTATCAATATAATAGGAAGTGTTTTTCTTCAATTCGGGCTTATAAAAATACCTGTTAAGTGTCTCCACCTTTTCTATCCGGTCAATCCTACCCCTCTTGTTCCCATACAGAACAATTCTGTCGGAAATGTTCAATTCCTTTACTTTTACCGGAACAAGATAGTTCTTTCCATACGTCCATACCATCTGTTCACCAGACACTCTGTTAAGCACACCTTCCTTACCAGCGATAAAATAAATGTTGTACACTGATTCGCGTGGCTTCATTTCGCGTACATGCAGACCGTTTGCAAGCGTATAGGAATGTCTTGTCTTTACGGCTTCATTAATCCTTATATCCTTTAGGAATTTCTCGCCTTCAAGCGTCCTTATTTCCACAAACCCGGTATTAAACCCTCCTTCCATCATATCAATGCTCCGTTTTCAAAAACAAACCTTTTTTAGTTATAAGCGCGTATTCGGGACCAGCCTCTATGTTATACAGTTTCCCTTCATATAATGATAATCCTCTTTCCTTTATCTTTACCGTTCTCACACCCATATGCATATATTCCGGATTATCATTATAGAATTTTATGTATTCCTCTACATCTCCTTGTTCTATCTCCTTATCAGCACCCCTTCGACTGCTTCCGCTATTTATTCCAAAACAATCTTCATCGGTCCATTCATCGAATGTCTTTTCATCAACAAGCGGTATCGTTACTTGATGCGGCATTGTAAAAACGAGATGTTTTGCATCTTCACATACAGAAATTATCGCTCCATTGTCTAACACAATATTTTCCATCTCGCCTTTGAAATCGATACACTTTACCCCCTTCTTGAATAGGTTCGTACTGTTCATCATGCAATAGAGTAATACATACTCATCCTCCTTTATCTGGTCCAGACGTACCGGGACAATCTCCCAGTTGTACACATCCACCTCTTCCGTGCTTTCCTTGACACGTTCCTTTGTTACCCTTGTCTTCCGTAGGGTCAGAACCTCTACATCTCCCTTATATCCGAAAATCATACCTCAAACACTTTGTCTCCAACATATATTTTTACTTTACTTTTTCTCTCTATCTGTCTCTTGTATGGTTCTTTAGGCGGTTCAAATGAATGCGTCTCGTCATTCCAAACCATACCTTTAGGCACCTCCCTAAGGTCACAGCGGCAAAAAGGGTGAACACTATTTAACACTGGTTTCCAATCTTTAACTTTCCTCCCTATATTGTCCCCATTGCTTATAAGGTCTATAAGCTTGAATATCCTCGGTTTGCTTCCTATCCCTGCTGTGGTGTAAAACTTTATACAGTGCTGGCATGCTCCACTGAACACCTCTTTATATACAAGCGCATCCGCCCCCTGCTCCTTCATTATCTGCTGGGCTACCCCGGTTTGATAGATGTTCTGCATTTCGGTTTCCACTATACGCCCCCAATCACGGTTCCAGTCTTCCAAGGAATGCCCTATATTGCTAACAATATTCTGAACGGACTTCTTTTTCAAGACACCCTCTATCATCTCCTTCTTTATCGTTCCCAGCTCCAGTTGTCTCTGTTTCTCCACAAGGGCTTTCACCTCTTCTTCCGATACGGCATTAGACATTATCGTTTTGGCCCGTTCTCCCATCGTCTTTATATAGGAATATGTGCGTGTTGCTGCCGCATAATACACTTCCTTTTCCAGGGGTGTAAGAACTGCCCATTGGTGACGGTCTATATACTTGGTAAAATCGTCAAAATTGAGTGTTGATAATTGTGCTGGCGTGAGTTGCGCACTCAATCTCCCAAACAGATAGGATTGGAAATAGGGTGGTAACTTTTCTATCTCCCTTCTCCATTTATAGCCATACCGCCTTAACAAGGACTTGTCTTCCGGTGTCAACAGTTCATCCCCCATTACATCGGCTACAATCCTTGCAAGACGGTAGTCTATTATATCATACAGTTTTTGTATCTCTTCCGGTGTGAATATCATTTTCCAACCGTTTTTATCATTTCTTTTATAAGCTCCTTTATCATCGCGTCCGATTGTGTAGCAAACATGGTCTGTGCAAGCCCTTCATAACCGCATTGTATTTTCGGGTATCTGATAGGGTCTTTCACATGTCTTTTCACTCCAATAAGACGCGATACCAAAGGTGTTCTTATACCATCAATTTTCTTTTCCGGCATTCTTCTTTTCTTTTATCTTATAACCGTCATAAAGGTCTTCATCAAAAATAGACATATCCGGTTTAGGGAAGTAAGGATTATACGGGGCGTTTCTATGAAATTCCCTTCCTTCTGGACCCAATTTAGCGACATCCTCCATCGTCCACTCTCCCCCTATACCGTTGTCTTCAATCTCGAACCATTCGTCGGATGTCATTTCTTACCTTTAATTTTGTAACCGTCGTACAACGATTCGTCCCACATTGACATATCCGGTGCAGGGAAATAAGGGTTTGAAGGCGTGCTTCTATGCAATTCCCTTCCTTCTGGACCCATAGACGCAATTTCCTCCATCGTCCAGTCTTCACCCATTCCTCGCTCTTCAATCTCGAACCACTCATCAGCCGTCATATCAATTCCGTACTTTTTCTTTTCCATAATTAACTCCTTTCTTTAAGTTTCTATGCAAATATACAAAACTGTTCAGAATTGAACAAATTTATAAGTCTATTTTTTTAAGAAACCTATCAAGTTCTTTTTGATTTAACACTTTGTTATCATAAATCACCCCGTTATCGGAATTCCCATCATACAATTTAACGGACTTGAATTTGTCTTTCAATGGAGTTTCGATAACTTTCTTGAAAGATGCGGACGCGCCTTTATGTCCTTTTCTCGCCACTTCTGTAGGGACATACCGTTTCGTTCTTTCAAACCGTTTCTGTATTCTGTCCAAAGCTGTACTGAAATCGGTTGCCACACCTACAAGATGAACGTCATAACCCTGTGCCTTCAAATCATCAACCAATTTTTCAAGTTTTGCTGGATTCCCGAAAACAGCGTCTTTCACAAAAGAAGATTTTTTGGAAATATATTCTTTATCAATCTGTTTTCCTATATCCGATACCTCTTCATGCACATAGGAAGATGCCTTCTTCGGGTCTATCCCCTTCACCCTTTCATAGTCCGGTATCATGTCGCGCATATCGTCCACATCAATAACGGGTAACTTGTCTATAGACGGGTCCTTCTCTTTCATCTTCTTAAGATAATACCCTTTTCCAGAACCACCACCTCCAAGCATAAGATAAGCACGCGGTTTGGTCTCATACAGCATTTTCTTAAAATACTCAGACTTTATTTTGTTATGTACCTTAATCTGTCTGTCTCGCTTCCACACACTACCTTCTTTATAAAGGTCTTCTGTTGTCTTGGTTAAGTCGGCTTTCTCTTCCTCTGTAGCCTTTCTCTTCTTGTAGGGTAATCCCACAATACCAAGTTTTCGGTTTACTGCGTTGTTCACATATACGCCTTGTTGCGCCTTTGCAATCTCCAAAAGCGTATCATACAATTCTGTACGTCCGAAGCTCTTTTCTAAAAGAGCCTTGTTTATATATCTTTCTAACTTTAAATCATCGAAAGTTTCCATAATTTCTTATTTGTAAAGATTTTTTAAATAATAGTCAACTGCTGGTTTCATTATAGGATTGTCGTTAAACGACTTGTATTGTGCGAACGGGTCTTCCTCGTCTTCCGGTACACCTTCCGGCTGCTGTCCAGGCTGTGAAGCTCCGAACATTTTATTCTGTTCTTCTGCCTGTTTCATCCCCTGGTACACCTGGTTAAGAATGATGTCCTTTTCCGGGTCAAAATCCCTTCCGTTATACTTCTTGAATATATCCTGCATGGCAACCATGCCGCTACTCAGTTTTTCAGAATCCAGTTTTACCTGTGCTTCTTCGTTTTCCACCTCTATTCCGGTAAATGCAAACTCGTAGTTTTCGTCCAACTCGCTCACAATATACTTTGTAATGACACCCTGCAAGAATATCAATAGAGGCTTCAATCCTTTTTCCCGGCTGTGCTTCAATCTTTCGCGCTGTCCGTCCTGTCCGAATATCTGCTGACTTTCCTTGAAGTTAAATCCAAGCTCGGACGGGTCTATACGATATACGGAACATGTCATTATGATAAGAAACTTTATCCACTCGTTAAATTCCATATCACGATTGCTAAGTTTCTGTAAATCAACCCATTCCAAATCGATACCGTTTATAACGGGTGTGCGGTGACTGTTGCTTACCCCTGCCATCGTCTGTGTCCATGCCTGCCGAAACTCTTGTAACGTACTGTTTGATATATTAGGGTTCTTTATATTGATAAACCCTTTAGGCTGAGACCCTTGGCTAAAAAAATTCGCATTATAGGAAAATCCCCACAATATCCAGGTTATGATATTCACCAACGTTTCCAATTCCGATACCCCATATCCGTTTCTTCTTACATCAGATGTCTTGTTTCTGATACCAAAACCAAGCTCCCACGGGTAATACAATATCGGTTCCTTCGTTATAGGGTTATGAAGAATCATTTCATCCCACACCATGCAGTAACGCGGCAAATGCCCCTTGAATCTGTACTGCTCGAAACCTTCCTTTTGTCTCGGGTCTACACTGTCCAGAAAGCGTATCAAAGAAGCATCCACAGCGCGGAATTTCTGCAATTCCCACATTCTGTTGCGGACCATTTCAAAGGCCAACTGGTCTAATGTGAGACTGTCCGACATTATTTTACTTACAAATTCCTGCAAACTGTCCACATTGTCCCATTTGTCCGTCCATCCTCCCTTTTCCAGGAAATCAACTATCTTTGAAATCTTTTTCTTGTCCTCGTTTGTCAATTTCTCATCCCCGGTAGAAAAAAGGCTCTTCTTTTTTCTGATTGTGAAGCCTTCCTTTTGCTCGTCTTCCGAAAAGTCCATAAAGTTCATTATCTGCTCCACACGTGTAGACACGATACTTTTCACTATATGAATGTCCCCCATCCGACGCAATACGGAAAAGGACAGAACCCCTTTAGAATCCTTGAATCCTCTTCCGTTACCGGATATGTCGTTAGGGTCAAAGAAAACAGACTGAATTTTTGTAGGCTGTCTATTGATTTCTCCCAGATACAAATTAGCCTTCATTATCTCCCCTGCATCGTTTGAGTTTAACGCAGCCTGCAATTTGCTTTGGAATGCCATAGGTGCAGCCTTTTGCAGCCTGTCTATCTCTTCAATGGACAAACTCGAAAGACTTGCAACCAAATCCGGCTTTTCCGCTTTTTGTATTATCTTTCCTTTTCTCTTTCCCATCATGAATAAATTTTATGCTCCTGCCAATTGAGTTAGATTTACCGTCGCTTTCTTTCCTCCTTCTGCTGCCGTGACAACTGCCGTTCCGGTACGCTGTGCGCCAGTATTTGCATCCGCCACTACAGAATATTCAGTAGAACCCTTGGTAAATCCCGTACCACTCACTACAGTAGTGTAGTCAACCGTCATAGGTGAACCGTCATTCTTCCCGTTCACTTTCTTCTGCTTCTTGCTTGAAACATCAAATGTCTTTGTTTCTCCTGCTGCTGCAAATGAAAGTGTTGTCGGGTCTGTAGTCAATGTATATTCATAGGTAACTGTCGCTGCAAGCTGTGTTAACGTAACCTTTACCGTCTTGTTACTTCCAGTCTGTGTAATGGTAATAGAACCGTTATTGGCTGCTTCTGCCTTGTTTTCAGCCGCCACTATACTATAATTCTCTCCATTAGATGTTTCGGATGAAGTCTGGCTGAATCCGGTTCCGGTAATCTGTGCAGTCGTATCTACCTTCTCGACATCACCAGACGGTTTACCGTTAACTTTTTTCTGTCTTGTTGAAACAACTTGTAAACTCTTCGTTTCTCCAAGCGCTACAAACTGTATGGTCTGTGAATTGGCTGTAAGCGCATAGTCATACGTCACCGTAGCCGCATTCTGTGTCAAGTTCATTTGTACGGTCTTTCCGCCTTCCTGTGAAATGGTCGCCTTTCCCGTTCTCTGTGAGGTCCCGGTATTCTCCTCGGCTTTCAGATTGTAGTTGTTTCCGCTTACTTCATAGCTGAATCCCACACCTGCCAGTTCTATATCCGTAGGATAAGTTTCTGCCTGCTGTTTTACTCCGTTCAGAACTTTTGTTCTTGTAGAAGTCACAGTAACCAGCTTTTCACCTCCTGCACCGTCGAACGTTACCGCTGTCGGGTCTACTGTAAGCGCATATTCGTAGGTTACAGTAGATGCAGCCTGGTTGCATGTAATCTGCAATGTCTTTCCGCTTTCATTCTGTTTAACCGTCACTACCGCTTTTCTTGTCGTGTTGTTGGGGTTCTCGTCAACCGTTACTTGTCCTCCACCGTCAACCTTGAATCCGGTTCCAGATATTGAGAATGTTACCGGGACACCTTCTGGATGTCCTACTGGTTGTCCATTCTTGAAAGTCTGCTTTGAAGACGTCACTACGCACATATCATCACCTCCCTTTGCAGGGAAATTGAGTGTAGGTTCTTTAGTCTCCAATACGTATTCCACAACTTCCTGCACGTCCGACAATACCGCGCCTTCTTCTCCGAATCCTTCCGGATATGAGATAAGCTTAACAAGCGCCTTAAACGCCCATTCCTTGAACTGTCCGATATTATAGGTGTGTCCGGGTTCAATCACGATACCCAGCCCCTTATAATATTCCACATCACCATAAAGGCTTTCTGTAACGAAAACCTTCATCTGACCGTCGATTCCGTCGGTTACGACGGTCATTTGGTGAACATTGTCCTCTGTTGTAAACAATAACCGTAACATATCCTTATGCGTTTTGTGCCACAAGTTCTTCGCGCCACGTATTGTTGTCGGTCATTACAACTACATTCAAATCCTCCTTTGCATCCAGACCAAGGTCAGTCAACGTGAACGCCATAGGTTTACCGGACATAACTTTTGTAGAGAGGGTTTTGCGGTCTCCTCTGATTACACCGAATCTTTCTGCGCTCTCATTCAGATTCACGCTATTAGGGAAATAAATGTCGACATCCTTCTTTGCCGGAACACTTGTTTTAATGGTGATTACACACGCATCTGCATCGTTCCATTCTGCCGTTACCGCAACGATTTCATTCAATCCCTGGGGGTCGATAATTAATTCCAAACCCTTTTCTTTTGCAAATGCTACAAGTTCCTCGTGCATCACGGCTTCACCTACATTCCATTTGAAACCAAGCTTCAAAAGCTCTGCACCGCCTTCCGGGTCCGTCACGTTTCCTTTAGGGGTAATTCCACGCGGTGATTCGGTAATGAATACTTTCTTCTGGTCGCAACTTCCGTCCGTTACCAATGTCACATCAATATTCTTGTCTTTGTCTAAAAATCTATACAGTCTCATAATCTTTTATTTTTAATTATAAAATACGAAATAACCATTGTTTATTATTTTTTATTTTGGTTTCTTGTCTCCGAATTCGTCGAAATCAGACAGATATTTTCTAATTCTCTGAGGTACCAAAGTGGGGCTTACCTTTGCCGCGTTCTCCACGATTGAGATTGATTCTCGTATTATAAGCGCGTTACACACCACGGCACGGAACCATGCGTATATCTCCACATTGCCGCCTTCCACAGTAAAGTTCCCCATCACATGCGAAACAATCAGAATAGCGGAATAAATGAAAAGCTTCGTGATAATCATTGAAAAGCCCTTGCTTGAAAAGTCCTTGTTCTTGATATGATATACCCAGCTTACAAGTGTGTCTATCACTATAAGAATCATTAGGTATTTCAAGAACTCCCAGTCCCGAAACACATATTTCTCAATGAAGGATGTCGTGTTGGAAAAAGAGATAGGTATGCTCAGCAACACGGGGAAATATAAACTCATTACGTATTCCCTTATTTTACGTAGTTTTCCCATAATCATATGCGACGGAATTTTAGGAAATTGTATATGCAATGTGTACAAGTTTACTTGGTGGGGCTTCCGGATATTTCTTTTTCAGATAGTCATAGCGTTCTCTGATAACGTTCTCTGCCTCTTTAGGGTTGTGCCCCGACTTTGCGGCCGCAGCCACAAGTTTTTCAACTGTAGGAAAATCGCCTTTCTTTTCTTTCGGCTTCTCCTCCTTCGCGGACTCCTTTGTCTTGATTCCCTGGCGTCGTACCCATCCGTTAGCGGTCTTCACATATTCTTTCCCTCCCCAGCTTTTTACGGTTCCGATAGGTTCACCCTTCCGTGCCTTCTCTATATCATCAGATACGCACATTCCGGCTATGCCCTTGAAAATGTTCAGAGGTGTTTCCTTGTATCGCAACATGTTCCGGTTCTCGGACATTGATTTGAAAATTCCTTCCTTTCCCGGTATCACTTCCACTTGTGAAGGTCTTATGAACATAGGTTCTTCCTCGTAAATGTCATTCAGCACCTTAACTGTTTCGAGTGATTTCCAGTCTGCGGCTGCACATGCTTTCTCGAACTCGTCCATCTCGTTGTTTTCTGACTTGTTCAAAACATCAGTAGCAAAAGCCGCTACCTGCTTTGCGGTGAACGCTTCGTAGTCGTTGTCAATGAGAAATTGTTCAAATTGTGCACGTCCGAACACTTTCTCTTCTTTTCTATTATTATCCATAAATAATGCCTTTTTTAGTTATAACGAAATTGTAATTACAACGGTAAAAATAGGCATTATCAGTCAAATAACCAAGCATTTACTTTGAATATTTATCCGGGCACGGGTATTTGTACTTCGCGCGGATAGGATTTTCTTTTATGTATTTCCTTCTTCTGTTGGCAATCCGTTTCCTGTCCCTTTCGGCTTTCGCCAAAGCCTTTTCTATCTGTTCGCGTCGCTTCTCGTCTCGCTCTATGCGTTCCCGTATCATCTGTTCTGCGTACAGTTCTACGTCCTCGGTCTCATAGTCATTGTATATGTATTCACTTACCGTTTCCATACTCTATATGCTTCAAATTCATTAGCATTATAACCCTCATATTCCGGTGCCTCGTGACAGCGATATTTCGCCACCAAATCAATTCTACTGTTTTCTTCAACCTCCCTTTGTATTTCAGACTTATAAAAACGTTCCTTTTCTTCTTCTATTTCCTTTTCCTTCTCGAAATTGTCCTCCCAGTATTCCAAGTTCTTTTTTAGGGTGTAATAAAAACTCAACCTCTTTTTGCACGGCAATTCCTTTTCTCCACACGTTACAGTAGCACTTCTTTTTGCTATTCTATTGAACTCCTTGTCTTCCCACAAATAACCCTTTTCTTTTCTGAACCAAACTCTTTTGAGATAATAAACAGAATCCTTTACCCTTGAAACACCTTCTTTAATCTTCTCAAATCTTCTTGCAAATATATTCTTCCATTCTTCCCTGTCCGGCAATGCTATTGTATAGTTATTCAAATTAGGGTTGTATCTCATTGATTTAGTCGCCTTTTCCGGCTTCATGTATACTCTTTCTCCAAAAATCTCTTTCAATGCCTTTATAAACTTTCTCACTGTGTCTACACTGCATTTCATACGACTTGCAATACGTTTAGGGCTTTCATAGAACGATACTTCGCAATTGTTCCATTTTATTGCCTCTAATGCGTGCTTATGCGCCATCTTTACAGCCTTTTCATAAACCTTGTCATAATCCGATTCTTTCCAGTCCTCGTTGTTGTACAGCCATTCAACTATCTTTAAAATCTCGTCTTTCTTTGATTCCTCGTCATTCCATACGTCCAAATTATACTCTGCAATCTCCTTACAATGCTTATAATACCTTATCTGCTTTGAAATGTAATTCAATATCCTTGTAAAAATAGGAGACCATTTCACCCCCTTCTCCTTAATCACATAACGCAAATAATCCGGTAAATACATCTCTTCCGTTACATCCTTGAAATCCTTGTTTATGATTGTACATACATCCTTTTCGGGGAATTTAATGTAGTCATTCAGTCTTAAAAACTTGATATAATCCTTCGCTTTTCTGTAGGAAATACCCACTTCTTCCGCAATCTTCAATGACAGTTCTTGTGTAGTAAAACTTCTTTTCCAAAACGTCTTATACTGATACTTCTTCTGATTTCTCTTGCAATACTTGTTGTTTATCAATCTAATAGCGCACAATACGCAGCAATACTCATAATCCTGGATAGTCTGTATATTCTTAAAATCCTTAATAGGAAACTTAATCTTTTCTGGAATGTCCTGGCGTGATGCCGATTTTTCTGTATCTTTTTTCATACACTTCTCTTTAATTTTCTCACTCTACAAATACCATTTTGGTTTTATGTCTTGCTTAAGGACACCCACTAATTTTTAGCTTCTTTCTTGCTAAACAAAAACAAAGAAAAAGGGGATTTTTCAAAAAGAAGCTAATGTTTAGTGAGAAAACTAAAGAGTAACCCCTTTTTCTTTTGCGGTTCCCAAATCTTCATCAGACCTTAGCCGCCATTTGTTTAAGCACTGCAAACATAGGGATTATTTTTCAATCCACAAAATTTTTTCGAGAAAATTTTTGCCGGGCGCGCCTTTTTCCCAAAATCCCTTCTTGTTTTCGTCTTCTTTCTTTCGCTTCGTCTCCCCTTTCTGTTTTTACTTCCGTTAACACTTTCCATATCTCACTTTATCCCCTTCCCCATTTTTCACTCTTTCCCCTTCCTCCCCCAAACCCCCTATTGCTATATTGCAGTTCTTCCTCCTATTAATATACCCGTAAGGGTAAAAGAAGAAAGGGAACTACGTACCCCTTTAGGGGGTTAGATAATACCCTTATGGTAAAACGTCAAAGTGTTGATTTACAGATAGTTATAAATAGTAATAAATATTGACAGAAATTTCCTCGAAAAAGCCTACCTTTACACATGTTTAATCTTAAAAATTGTAAAATCATGAAGGTAATTTATGAATCGAAAATTGCGAAAATTATCATCCCGAATTTTTCCGCAATCCTAATTTTTTGCTGGTTGCTTTGCAAGAAAACGAAAGAATATTACGACGAAGAATTCTTGAAGCATGAAGAAACGCATTCCTATCAATGGAAATCATTAATGATACCGGGCACCGTGCTTTTTAGCGGTCTTGCAGGCGTTTTCTCGTGCCCCTGGCTACTTCTCCTTATCCCGTTGACGTTCTATCTGTATTACGCCCTGGAATGGCTTGTACGTGTAATAGGAGCCTTAATCAAATATCACCCGGGTTTCAGTGGCGGTATAAAGAAATGGATTAAGAGAATCCAGGCTATAAACCATGATTGTTACCATGCAATTGTATTTGAACAAGAAGCCAATGCAGTAGAAAAAGGACTGGTAGATTATGGTTTTTTATCATTCTTCAAGTATTATTAACTCGGTTGTCAAGATTTAGAAAAGAAAAGGGACGTTTCACAACGTCCCAATCTGTCGGGTTTCGCTAAACCCATGTTCTCATACTACAAAACAAAAATGAATAATTATACAAATTGAGTGAATATTTATGTAATAATTTTCTTTATTGAAATTGCGTTCCGCTTGATATTCCCTATTTTCCGATAGACTTCATTTGTGGAAATATCCCTATAGGAAGAAAGAATCTCCGAAATTTCTGTTATTTTATCTACCAATACATTCATTTCTTCCAATCGTTTCCAGTTAACAGAGACCGAAAAATGATTCCGAATAAACTCGTCACGGGCGGTTCTTGCTTCCTCTACAGTATGGAAATACCCTATGTTGTACTTCTTCCTGTCAACCTCTATTATGACCCGGTACGGCTTGTTTTTGGACCGTTTGTCATAATAGTAAATATATCGGTCACTTCTCGGCTTCATCGTCTTCTTTCTCCTTCTTTTCAAGAACTGGAATAGGTCCCAGGCAGTGAACAAAGATGGCTGTGATAAACGGGGAAATGATAAGTGCCAGAAGCATCCATACACCGAAACTCCTGTTCATCCTTTCTGCTGTAGAGCCTACCTCGGCACTCAACATAAGATGAACGATAAAAATAATGATAGTTAAAAATACGATACTTGCATTCATAATTTAATCCTCCCTTTATTTAAGTTCATTAATGATTCTCATTGCTTGTTCTCTCAGAACCTCGTTATCCTTTTCTTCTCCCATCTCCTTACTGATTAGGGATAATGTGCCGTCCAGGTTCTTCTTGTAGACGGCAATCATGCTCATGCTTTCTTCTTTTGCCGGGTCATATACGACCCGGCAGTTTCCTTTGCTTATTGTTCTCATTTTAAAATAGTGTTTATAACGTTGTTAATAGTAAATTCTTCAATCTCTTTTATGTCCTTTTCGGAGCACATGTGTCTGTTTTCGGTATATTCTATGATGTTGCCGTGAAGAATGTCCGCAGGGGACGGAAAACGGCTTATTTCTGCCACTTTCCATATTCCGAACTTGACTGTTACATATACCTCGTATGAATCGGGGTTCTTGAAAAAGTCTATATTTGCCATGATTGTAAAGATTTTATTTGTTTGACAATTAATTTAGCGCCTATTCAATGGCATGTTCGGCTGATTCTTGATTGGGATATATAATACATTCATATTCGCTTGATTGATAGAGGCAATATCCCAATTTGTTGAAATTGTCTTTTACTGCTGATTCAAGGAATTTTGGACAAATTTCTTTGCTATATTCACCGTTAACTATCTGCCCTCCCATTGTTTCAATTACGTAAACTTCCATAACCTTATTTTTTATTTGTTTGACCTAAAATAACTGTCTCCCTTAAGAAGACATTGCAAATATAGGTAGTTATTTAGACATAAGCAACTGCGTATGTCATTTTAACATAAGATTAACATATCACTCAAAAGAAAACACCCGGAAACATTTCTACACGAGAAGCATAACCGGGTGTCCGTCAAACAAATATATAAAAATTAGAGAAAGAAGGTTCTAAACAATATCGGGATAGAAATAAGGCGCGTTATCCCAGTCATTAATGGTGTCTTTAAGTGTTTCCCAGGGAACAAAGATAGTATGGTCTGAAAGGGACGCTTTCTTGTTCCCGGTCCAGTAGATGGAAGAAAATACCGGGTTTTTGGACTGGACGATACTTTCAACAGTGCGCCCCTCCATATCCTCAATAATCTTATGATAGGCAAAGGAACTGATATTCCGACCCAGTACAAGGCAAAGGATATCGCCAGATTTGCACTTTAGGGCGCGCGCAATCTCCGTTCTGTCCTCACCCTTTACATTATCATTGTCACGGAGCAAAACAAGCTTATTAGAGCTACAAAGCCAGTCAATGTACTGGCTTCCCCCGTCGTATGTAAATTCGTTCTTTTTGCTCATATCAAATCTTTATAATCGTCTTCCATCCTTTTTATCTCGCTTGTCAGTTCCTGGCTTAAATGGAATAGGAACTGTTTCTGATTGTCTTCCATCTCGTCCTCGTTACAGCTCATCTTCCTGGAAAGCTGGTCCAGATACCGGATGAACCGCTTTCTCTGGATAAGGTCTATATAGGAGACCGTATAAAGAAGAGCGTCCATTCTTTTCTGAATTCCCGTAACTGCCCCTATACACCACAAAAGAAGGGTGATAAGGACCACTGTAAGAAAAACGAGACATATAAATATCGCTGTTACCATAGCTGCAAATATATAAAAATAAAACAAATAATTGATACTAAAGAACGTGCAAATTTTCGCCCTTGTCAATATATACGGGTCTCGAAACCAGGGAACACGGAGAAATGATTACGTATTTGCCCGGCCGGACTTTTCGCAGTGTCATTCCCCGGTATTCGACAATCTGTCCAACCCAAATGTAGCATTCTTTCCTAATCATTAAGAATTGATTTAATCTCAAAGAGTTTCCTTTCCGCTATTTGCCTTGTCGGGAAATAGTTGAAGTTTCCGTACCGCATGCGGTCTTCCTCGGAATCCATTTCCGTAGCTGCGAGCACTTCCATAGAATCAGAATTAATATAATAATAGGAATTGCCTTTTACAGCACGCCAGTGAAACATTTTAAGACATTTTTCTTTCTCATCATAGTATAACTTGTTTTCAGAAAGAACGTTGTTCATAAACTTCTTTTCTTCTGGTGTGGAAAATCTGTACCCGCATTTCACATAGTCATAGAAGGAGGAAGTATTTTTGGAAGATGGAAACTGCCGTTTTTATAATAGGCATGGAAGTACATGTTTTCAAACAACGGTTCTCCTTCACTCTCCTTGTATATAATTATCGTACCGTCTTCATGTGTCAGACAATCGCCGTCATTAAGTTCTGTTAACTGGTAATCTCCATTATGGATGGAAATAAAAATTCCGTTTTTGTCATACAATACCTTTTTCATAAATGTAAAATATTTTTATTTAAAAACATAGTTAATCAAATCAGAGAGCCAGGACATTAGCTGTATCGTCCAGAAGAAAAGAAGGGTACAAGTGAGTGCACCTACTCCGTACCAGAAACGTACCCACCATTCACGATATCTTGACTTCAATACTTTATTGCCGAAACGTCCGTGAAAGAAATTTATAAGTTGCTTTTTCATGATATATAAGTTTTTAGAATTCAACAAGGAGAAGAGGTTTATGGCTTTCCCTCTCTCTGACCCACATATAATTGGAACCGAAACCGTAATCAAAAAGAGAATTGAATGTAATCGGGTAATTCGCAGAAATGAATTTCATTGCCTTTCTTAATTCTTTTTCGTCATTACATTCGGTAATTTCGTTAAGTATATTGACATAAATAGAGATTGCTGTTGGTGAATGATAGGCATTCAACGGGTTTTCTACAATTACTTTCATAATCAAATCCTCCTTTATGTTAATATATTTCATCCTCATGCAATAGTTCACAGTAAGCAGGAGTTTCAGCGTCCGTATGCTTATTGGTTATAAGAACCTCGTCACCATTGGTGTATATCCGTGTAGCAAATGCACCGAAAAACAAACTTTCTTTCATACCGAACAATATTACTGCATCATCATTTACATTTGCAAGTGCTGCAATCAATTCTTTCTTTGTCATAATCTTATATCTTTATTTGTTCAACATTTCGAGTTGTCTTTGAAGGAGATTAGCGCGGTTCTGTTCGTTGCTTGCAAATTCCATATTGCCGATAGACTTGTAGAACTCGACGTTTTCAAGTGCTTCTGCAAGCGCTTTTTGTTTCTGGGAAATCATGGAGGAAATTTCGTTGTTATTGCCTCTCTTTATCATTTCTTCAAGCTCCGTACCTCTTACTTTGTAAAATTCTGCTTTCATAATCTTATTTCTTTAATTTGTTTGACCTTGATTTCTTATCACATTGCAAATATAGGGAGTTATTGAGACATAAGCAAGTGCGTATGTCATTTTAACATAAGATTAACATAATCTTTCTTTCAGTGATATCTTATTTTTCAGAAATAGAAGAAAATGATATGTGATTATCAAATAGTTAGCCTTAACTCTGAAAATTGCGTTGTTTTTCGGCATACAATAAAATACAGAAAATGAAAAACCGGGAACCGGGCAAAATACCCGAATTCCCGGCATCCCGAAAACAAATCAAATCACCTCGTCACTGACCCAATCACCAGAACTCGCTATCTCTTTTTCATCCATCAAAGGATAGGGGTAGTAGGATACATAATTATTTCAATTTAAATTTACAAATTATAAAAATACGAAATTTGCAAAATCGCGGCTACAGTATACTGTAGTATCGATTGCCTTATAAGGGAGAATACTTTTTGAATATAGTAAAATATATTTACGCTGTGAATATCGTCACCTTCTGACCGTTGCATAGGTCCATAGTATCCACATGCAGCCAGCTAACACCATCTTCCAGTCTGATAGGATAAGGAAGCTTATCGGAATCGTCCACAATGAGTTTACGTGCCGCCTCAGCCTCCATTCCGGACACCGTAATATCAAATGCGCGACCAAAAACGTGACCGCTCATATACGGTTTTTCAAGCATTGTCTTTTCCTTGCATAGAACACACACATTGCATCGTAAACCGCGCTGGGAATAGCTGCCTCCGTTCTTCCAGTTGTTGATAATGAAGGGTTTGCATAGGATTTCTTCTCTCAATACAAGAAGCGTTTTCAGTGCTTCGGTCGTGAAAAAGCTCCATATCTGCGATTCCGAATACTTGTTATACACGTGGGGGCATACAAGTTCGGGAAGCGTGAAATACTTTCCCAGTCTTCCAATAATCTCTTTTCTTTCCATAATACAAAATAAATTAGATAATAAAATAGGGGTTGCAGTCATTCAACCAAGCTTTCACCCCCAGCCATAACAGACTTGCAACCCCTACCGCCTTTGTTAACCTTTAAATACAACTGCGATACAACCTTACCAGTTATCTATCACGTCAACAAAGATAGTGTTTTTATCTCAAAAATGAGCTAAAGTTCTGAAAATAATCGCTCGTACTCCTCCAATTCCCTTTCCATGCTTTCTTTTATCATCGGGAAATAGGTTTTCGCTATATCCTCGTCAATATAGAAATAGGAATCATAAGAGTTCGTTATTTGTATCTTTCTCTCTATCTCAAACCTGGAAATTCGCTCTAATTGGTCTTTCAAATATTCGATTTTATTATGTAGCTTATTTGCTTCTTTTAATTTCGACTTATCCATAACTGCTTGATAATAAAGCCCCATTTCGGGGCTTTTGTGAAAATAATAAGTATACCGAAAGATTTATTCTACAATTTCCGCATCACTTTCCGGCTCGTATTCCTTCTTTCCTTCTTCCTGGATAGGGGCGTTCTTCCACTGGTCTATGAAGTGCTCGATTACACGACGTCCGTCAGTCACAACCTTTTCCAGTTTCTCGTCCGGTTCCAACAATTCATCTGCCATTGCTGCGGCTATGTGCTTTGCCTTCATTACCTCTTCCACAAGGTTGCTTTCTATCAGTTCACCCAGGCTTTTCTTTGTAAGCAGGTTAAATGTCAGTCCTTCAATGATTTGTTTTCTCTTTGACATAGCCTGCAACATAGCATTCATACGGGGCGCGAATTGTTCGGGCTTCATGTTCTCGAAGCTCTTGTCATCAAATCCCTCGAACTTTTCTGCCGCCATGAATGCCACTTCATATTCTTTCGGTGTCATTACCACGCCTGCCTGCAAGCACTCTATGCAGAACAAAATGTACTTCACGTTGTTTCTCAAATCTTTTTCCATAATCTTTTGTCTTTTAATATGTTGTTTTTATGATTGTTCCACGTTATACAATGATACAATAACCGTTCCAGGACTGTTCCCTGCGTCATATTGTCCGTCATATGTCCTTTCCCTTTTTCGCAAATTAACAATTATAGGTTGACGGTTTATAATCATGTTGTAGGGGTCCGGCATACTTCCTTCCTTTATGCCATAGGGTCTTTCCCTTCCCGGTTATTCATATCACTGCTTTTCCTCTTTGATACCCTATTACCATTGTAACAAATGTATAACGGGTTAATAATAAAAATATGGTCTGTAGGGTATCGTGGAGGGTATTTCTCTTTTTTATTTCTCCTTGTATATCCCGGTCACTACCCCTTCTTCGTCCGTTATGAATAGGGTCTTGTGTTCCTTTGATTCATACACCCTTTCCGACAGTCTTCTTACCGGGTATGTGTTGCCGTTGCTGTCCTTGATGGTGTACATTATTTTGTTTCCTTTGTTGAAAGTGGGTTCCTTTGACTGCTTCTTGTTGTCTTCCATTACCCATTTGTTGCATTTATGCAATATGTGGAATGCCTTTCTGAATACCTCCAGTTCGTCATCATCCAGTCTTACCCTCTCTACTTCCGGAAGAAGGCTTATAGTAAGGGTATCTTTGTTTCTACCCCAGTATATTTGCATTGCTGTTACGTTCCTTACATAGAAGCATACTTCATTCAATATCTCGTGTTTCTGATATGTATTATCAGTCTCTATCATTATCTTCTTATTTATGAAGTCATTCAGTACGTCAATCATACCGGACATCAAGTCTGTAATAAGCTGTCTTGCTGAATGCCTTACACATGACATAACACCCCTTTTCCCTATTATGTATAAGGCATCATCTGCTTTTTCAAGGTTCACATTCATGCCGAGTTCTGTTATGCACTGTATTAGGGTGTTCATATCGGTTCCCTTGATTATATATGTGCTTTCGTACTTCTGCTTTAGCTTGTATATGGCATTGTTCATCCTCTGTTCAAACATCTTTACCTCTTTCTTTTCTTCTTCCATCTCCTTATAAAAATCATTCAAGAATTGTTCCACGTGGAACAATGGACTTTTTGCTGTCTGTTCTCCTATCAATATAGCGGTAGCTTGTTTTGAGTTAGAGGCTGTTAAGTTCATTAAATCGCAAATATTGAATACTTTTTTGATTTTGTCTTCTGTACAGCATACCAAAATACTGTTGTCGTACTTTTTCTGGAATTCTTCCTTATCCATAATCTTTTTATTTTTAAGTTTCGTGAAATATCTATATCGGAAATCAAAAAGATAGGGGTTACTCCGATTTTCACCCCTTCTTTCCGTGCTCTTAATAATTCGCAACTTTTTGACGGGTATTGGCTACAAAAGTCTTGTTGTTTCCGGCAAGCTTTATCGGGCCGAGATTTTCCCAGTCACCGTTTGCCCAGGTCTTTATTATGCTGGAATCTATATACTTGTCCATATTTTCCTTAATCAGCTTCTTTGCAGGTGCCAAGGAATGGAAGGTGAACATTACGCTTGTTTTTGGCAGTCTACATCGTGTTCCCACTTTTTCAATTTCTTGTTGAATCTGTCACCCTTGTACTTCATTGTTACGGGTTCACTGAAATATACTGTATAGGTCTTCATTTTGTTCTGCTTTTTTGCTGGTTATTGATTATCTGTAATATTGTTCCCTTGCTGCCTTCGCTATCGCTTCCCCGTATTCTTCCGGGCTTGCCAGGTAAGGTATCTTGAAAAGTTCCGATACGAGTTCGAGCTTTTCCTTGTTTGTCATTCTCTTTGCTATGTCCTTTACGAGAGTTACTCCGTTCATGTCTACATATTCCTTGTATGCTTCATGGAGTTCTCCGCGTTCGTCCAAATCGTCTACTATCCTTCTTGTAGGAATACATCTCATTATCTCTCTGATATACACATGGTAATCTTCGCTTTTTTCTATTTCCTTATAGATAGGGTCAAATGAATATTCGTCCATAAACTCCATCACCTTTTCTGCGATTTTCTTTCCTTCTAATTTTACTTTAAGGTTTGCCATAATCTTTTGTTTTTATTTGTTTGACATCTTGTTTCTTATCACAACGCAAATATAAGACCTTATTTAGACATAAGCAAGTGCTTATGTGCTTTTAACATATAATTAACATATAAAAGGATATAATAAAAGCCAGCTATTTATCACAAACTGCTGGCTGTCAATTAGATATTAACTACTAATACTCAAAAAATGAACATAAAGTTTTTCGTTTGATTTTAAATCTCGTAGTCCACATCCCATGTTATCGAATCCAAAGATACGAATTTATACCCGGTTTCCTCTTCCAGGACTGATTTTATTTTCTCTACTTCTTTGTCTGTAGGAGGAACCTGCATTATTTCCACATCCATAGGCACATGTACCTGTACCGTTGTGTCCTCGTCCATTCTCATTGTTGCGATTACTATTATCATATTCTTTTATATTATAGGGTTAATTAATCATTATATTCTTTCGGTATCGGTTCTTCCTGCATCCATTTCACGTACATTCTTTCCATGCACATGTCAATTTCTTTTAATGCTTGTTGTTCGGTCAGACCATATTCTTTTGTAAGTCTTTCCATCATGCACTTTATAACTTCTTCAACATATATCTTTACCATAACTATTTGGTTTTTAATTGTTTAAAATAGGCATACTATTTATCACAAACCGTATGTCCGACTGAATTTTGAAAATCATAAATTAACTAAAAGTCAAAACAAAATGTAATTATTTCTTTCCGATTTCAACACCTTTCATCTGTCGTAGGCGGTTAAGAAGCCGTTCTCTTGTCTTTGATTTGGACGGTTCCTCGATTATCTCTGCCTCGACCACTTCGGGTATCATTTCTTCCACGAATTTCTTGTTTTCCGTTTCTATTTCTTTCCAGTCATAGGTTTTTATGAGTGCTCCAGGCAGCATCACCTTTTCGGAACCCAAAACCGGGTTGCTTGCAAAGCCGTTAAAGTCCTTGTAATAGGATGTGCAAAGCTGGTGCATCAGTATTTCGGGCTTTATTCCCGATTTTGCAGCCACCATACCCACTATAAGGCTGTTTACGGGTATGTCACGCATTACACGGCTTATGTTTTCCTCTCCGTGCAATGTCGCGTTTATGTCTATCTTTCCGTCAACTGTGAGTTTAATTTCATTACCTTTTACTTCCTTCCGTGCAGCTTCCAACAAGGCGCGTATTTCCTTTAGGATATTGAGTGCGCTTCCTACATTCCCTTTGCTCCAGAACTCTTCATATTTTAACTGTAAGTCTGTCATACAGTCATTTATGATTTCCAGTCTTCCGGCTTCCGTTGCCACCTTATAGCGGTCTGAACGCATCACGTACTTGCTTTGACGTGCTTCTATCAAGGATTTATGGTTGTTGAAGAATTTTACCAAATCTTCTTCTCCCAGCGAATAACCTTCCTTTTTCCGGATAATTTTAATAATATCCTTGGGGTTGTGCATGGAGCCGAATAAGTCCAAAAGCATAGGGGTGAGTTTGGCAAGTGCCTTTGCCTTGTCATTGTGTAAATCGAAAGCATGGAAATACTCGCTCTTTACCCTGTGGAATTTGGCAAGAAGGGGCAACATCACGTTTGTACGTATTTCTGTAGCATCATTTATTGCTTCCTGGGACGCTCCACGTTTCGCCATGATACCCTTTATGTTCACGAGCTTAAGGTCTATCACGTAGGTGTACCCTTCGTTTCCTTCGTACTGCATGAAACGGTCGGGGTGTTCGTCAAGCTCCCTTCTTACCATCTCATAAGCTACGTACTTGTCTTGCATGTAGGGTGAAGCGATAAGCACGAAATCGGGCGCGTCTTTTAGAATGTCCTCTTTAGTATATTCTATCTTTTTTGCCATATATAGAAGTTTTACCTACAAAGGTAGGTTTTAATAGGGAAATAAACAATAGTTATTTCACCAAATCAATACCATGTACACGAAACTAAAACTTCTTCCTTTTCTTGTTCAACAAATGAAACCTCCGGTTCCACATTTTCACTGATTGTTGATTCAAACCACAGCATTTCTTCCGGTTTCGCTGTCATATCCGGTTCTGCAAATTTTTCTTTGTCCTGCATAATACATTTCTATTTCGTTTTCTGCTAATGTAAGTTCCCACGGCTGTAACAACAAGTCCATTTTCATAACTTTGCATTGAGGTATCCATACCCTATCATTATTATACTTCACGTTCTGGACTGCGTGCACATCCACTTCGACAAAATAGCGGTTCTCCTTTCCGATAACAACGGGTTCAAAATTGACCGCATAGCATGCCATCTTATGCACAAAATCTTTTTTGTCCTTGTATTCCAAGACAAAATTGCATATAAACCCGTCGTTATTGTCGTTATAAGTCTTCGTAACCTTCTTTTGATAGAGGTAAGCGATTATTTTCTGTATCATTCTTTAGTTCCTTTTTATTGTTTTCCACGATACCCTGTATCAAATATCTTTGATATGCGCTAAAAATAAACCTGTCCAATAAAGGGCACGAATCGTTGTTTTCGTATCTCTGTGTATGATTCAGAATAAAGCTGTCGTCCGTGTTTTCCGTTTCGTACACAACACGTTCTTTATTGTTGTCATTGTCCCTATAGGCAATACTTGTCTTTACCTTGTATTCTTCATCTTCTCCTTCCGACTGAATGTTTATTGTTATTGTCTCATTCAGTTTATACCTTGTTGGACTTAAAGCATGTTTCAATCTTTCGATACTTATATATTGATACGAACGGTTAAGGGGCGAATTAATTATAATCACATCTTCCTTGTCTATCTTGTGCCATCCGCAACTTTCATTGGAATATGAAACAATGGCATTTCCCGTCTTTCTGTTGTACCCTACAAGCATAGAGACACGTCCCATGTCCACCTCTTTCCCGATATGATTTTTAATATACGCTACCGCTTTAGCAATAAATTCACCTTCTTTTGTGGGTTTTGCTACATGTCCTCCCATCACATAATCCCACTTCAAATAGTAATATTCTTTGGGGAAATAGAGGGGGTGAATAATCTTTACAAAAATTTCATCATTATAACCTCCATATCTCACTCCCCATTCTATAAGGACTTCACTGTTCGTTATATCCACTTCCTTTTCATCCGCTATTTCCTGCAATTGCTGCAATACTTGTTCCGGTGTGTATTTACATATAAGCTTGCTACTGTATATGTATTTCCCATTATATTTTCTTCCTACCCTTGCATGTTTTTCAAACGGCAAATGAATAGAGTTTTCTGGTCTGCTTACCGTCTCTTTGAAAATTCTTTCTATGTCTTCCTTTTTCATAATCGTACTGTTTAAATGTCCCAGTCCTTTAGCGCCATTTCCAGGCATTGACTTATGCTTAACTTCGGGTCTTCCTTTAAATATTCAAGTGCTGTAACGGCTACTTCCGGTTCAAGTCCGTATCTGCTTGCCTTTATCATGCACTGTAACCAATAGGTTCTTTCTTCTATATAGGTCATAATTTACCCTCCTTATACTTTTCTACCAATTCCAAATTTTGCGGAATGAACGCCCTTTGTTCACCGTCTATCTTCAAATGATAATAGCGGTTGTTCTCCGTTCCGCATATACTTGCCACTTCTGTAATCTGCCCGATTAGCATCATATCGGAACAATAGAGTATCTTTACCTTGTCGCCTACTCCGAATTTCTTAGTTTTCATAATTCTTTTCTACTTTATAGTTAAACGCTTCCAAAAATGCCTCTACTACCATTTTGTTGAGTATGGTTTCTTCCTGGTGCGTATAAATAGGGATAAGATGGTGTTTCCGGCACCACATATCCATCATCTTAGATTCTGCAAACTGCCACAGAAGCTTTTCATAGCTTTCTTCCGTATGCACCTGGGTTTCTCCTTTGGGGTTGGTTATTCTTATCATAGTATTGTAATTGTGAAGGGCTTTTAAAAGCCCTTCTTGTTATAAATTCAAACAACAAACAGACATATCGCATTCCTCGTCGTATTCGTAGCCAAAAAGTTTTCCTTTGAAGTAGTTCTGCAATCTTTCAAATGCGCTTTTGTTTTCTTCATCCCAAGCTATCGTTATCATGTTAACACGGGCAAAAGTTATTTCAACACTAACTTTTGCAACCTTTGAAAGAGTGTTTTCTAACATTTGTTTCTTGGCTTTAAATACTGAATTCATAATCTTATCTTTTTGTTGTTTGACTTATCGTTTTCCTTATCACACCACAAAGATAAGATTATGTTATGACATACGCAACTGCTTATGTCGTTTTAACATATAATTAACATATCAGTCCTTTTCCACATATTCGATTATAGGAGTTTCCTCTACCTTCGTCAGTCTGCATTCACCCACAAGGTCTTGCATGTATTCCAGCGCTTTAGTAGAGGCTTTTATAAAGTCCTCATGCTGTTGCAATATAACCAGCTTGTATTGTTTCAGCTTTCCAGAAACGGTTACCTCACTGTATACGCCCGTGCACTTGTACCATCTTCCCCCGTGTTTTTCGTTGCGCTTCACCGAATCCACAATCACCTCTTTAATAGGAGATATGGCAAAGTTCGCATCTATATTGAATATCCCGTACCCAGTTGCCACTGTTTCAGCGTCCATGTAATTTTCCGCTTGTACGGCTATGACATCGGCAAACTTTTTATAATTACCGTTTGTCGAATTCGGGTCCGGTGCCATATAGGTAAACGTACATTCAAATATCATTCTTTCCCCTCCTCTTCCTGTTTGAGACAAAGCACGCATATAGGGACTGCCGGATATTGGCATACAAGCGGAATACAAGCCGTTTCCGCGTTTCTGTTCTTCCCTCTTATCCTTCGTATCAAATCATTGAATTCTTCTTTTTCCACGAAAAGATATAAAGGATGTACCTTATAATCCTTATCCTTCTGTATCATTATCTTCTGCTGTTCCATGTGGATATTCAGCATTTCCTGGGTCGGCAAATGGTCCTCCAATCCCGTTACTTTATTTGCACACACAAGTGATACACTCTTTCCCGGTTCTATTACGGGAATATACATTTTCGGCTTTTTCATAACTTCATATATTTACCTTTGTCAATTCTTTTTACTTCTCCTTTACTCATTTTCTTTAATAGGAAGTGGTCTATTCCACTTCTAACGGAACCAGGGTGGAAATCCTTTATCTTGGTGATTAATTCAATCCGACAAAATTCGGTTCCTGGTTTCATCCGCTTAAATTCGCGGTCTATTTCCGTATATACGGTTTTCTTTGGTTCATCGTCAAACATTGCAATATACAAGCTCCTTTCTTGCTCTGGTTATAGCCACAAACAATAAACATTTTTCATTATATAATGCTTCTTCCGTGTTCGCATACTTGCTGGGAATCAAACTCCTGTTCAGCAAGAAAACACGGTCTGCCTCCAGTCCTTTAGACTTGTGGATAGTGGATAATACGATACCTTCCGTATCGTCCTTATATATCTCCTTTATATTGTCTTCCAACTTCTTCATATCTCCCCAGTTCTTGTAAAGCATTTTCAATATAGTACACTTTTCAAGAAGGGTTACATAGGAAGGGTTATTCTTTGCCTGGATATCGGTAAGGCCGCGTTCTTTCAGTTCGGAAATTTTCTTCTCGCACATTGCATCAAGGTCTTCAATGTATTTTATCTTATCCACAAGTGCTACAAGTGCATCACCGTAATCCTTACCTTTTATTGTCGCTTTCTTTCCCATTTCTAACAAATAGAGAAAGACAGTTGCCAAAGGTAGGTTGTTCCGGCATAGAATAAAATCCCCGTTTTCCGCTTCGTCAAACTCTCCTTTTCTTACAATACCGTCTATCGCATTAGGCGCGGCAACAATCCCGTTGTTAAAAACTTTTCGAGCTTCTTCGACTATGTTCTTGCCGCATCTGTATGTAATATCCAACGGTAATACTATGGTGTTGGGATAAGATTGCAAGGACTTGAAAACCTCTAAAGAACTCCCCTGGAAACCGTATATACATTGCCTGGAATCACCAACAACTACAAATCGACCGCTTTTCTTTATATAGCGTAAAGCAAGCTCTTTTTGTAAGGTATTCGCATCTTGTTGTTCGTCCAAGGTAACAATATCATATTTAGGGAAATCCTCACTATCAAGTAGTTTGTAAGGGAAATAAAGCATATCAGTAAAATCAATGTTAATTTCTTTTACTGAATTTATCTTCTTCATTTCCTTGTGCCAGGCATTTCTAATTTGTTCCATGTCCTCTACCATACGTTCCTGGAATTCGATATTCTTTTCAATACAGATACCCGGTATTTCCTTCTCGTAATCCGTAATAAGGTTGACCCTTATGTAGTTCCATATTATTTGAATCTCGAATAGGTATCGAATCTGCTGCTTCACGTCCATATCCTTTGTGTCCAGAATTTTCTTCCCGATAACAAAGCATTTATTCTCGTTGATTTTCGGTTTTATACGGAAATTGGAAAGCAATACACGCAAACCTTTAGAGTGAAAAGTGTTTACATCTATATGGGACGGCAAACGTTCCCTCAATTCTTCCGCAATGCTTTTGTTGAATGCCATAAACAGAACCTTTTTATTAGGTGGTGTCCTTCTGCAACACTCCACTATGCAAGTTGTCTTGCTGCTGCCTGCTGTTGCTTCTATGGCAATGTTTTTCCGTGTATTTTCGTATGCGTCGAAAATGGCTAATTGTCTGTCACTCCATTTCATCTTGTAAAATAGGTTAACTGATTGATATAATCTACCAATGATTTATAGTCTTTTTCGCGCTTCATGTCCATTTTCTTTTTAACTACGCTTAGAACATCACCGAATTCTATATTATTGTAGAAAACAGTCCTGTTGTAGTCTATCTTATTCATTACCCATATGTCTACGTCCACATCCTCTATCTTTATACGATATAGAGGATTTGTTTCCGGATATTCGGAAAGGATGTCGCTTTTCATGTCCTTGTTTATCCCTGCCATTGTCTTTAAAACGCGTAATGAATCGTCGCTTATCCCTTCCATCTCTATATCAAGGTCGTGTGGTTCCACATTGAAACCATGTACATACATAGCCATACTTCCACCCACAACCATGCGTTTACACTGCAAATTGTTCTTTAATACGTTCAAAACTTTAAACAATTTGTTAACTTTCTCTTCTTTAGTAAAAACAAAATCCTCATTCATAATTCTATTATTTTATCAAGTTCGTAATTATCAAAATTCTTGTAATCTGCTAACATGTCGGCCACATGATTTCCGTATATTATAGGGTTGTTTACATCCTTTTCATGCCCTCGGACTTTCATAAACCGTACGACCATCCGTCTACGCTCGCATAGTTCTTGTTTTATTTTTTCTATAATATCCTTGTTTACCGTCGGTCTTAATTCCGGGTCTGTCATACAGCTAACCGCATACTGGCTATCGCTCCATATCGTAACCTTTAGAGGTACATCCTTTTTCATACTCTGCACGGCATGCAATATCGCCCTTAATTCACATCTGCTTATGGTGGTGTCACTGTAGCCCTTGGAAATAAAGTATTCTTTTCCTTCTTCCTGGATATACACACCGCAACCGCCAAGGCGTGACTTCCATTCACAACTGCCATCAGTAAATATTGTTATTTCTTTTCTTTCCATTCTTTCAACTTCTTTATCAATGCAATATCCATCGAATCGTCACGGCTTACCTGTACGTCAATACCCTTGTTGACCGCATCCGTTACTTTTATCTTTCCGTCTAATAATTCGCGTATCTGCGTGTCTATTGTGTCACTGGACAGCAAAAAATAGACGTTCATAGTCTGCGTTTGCCCCATGCGGTCTATACGTCCTGTCGCCTGTTCCAGTTCTGCCGGACGTTGCGGCAATTCAATAAACGCCATATTGTAACAATATTTCTGTAATCCGTCTATACCCGTGGATAATGATGCAATGTTGGCAAAAAGGAAAGTCTTTTCTTTCTTCCATGTCTCAACCTTCCGCATCTTCTCTTCCGTACCGTATTTCCCGGTCACAACCTCACTGTTCTTGAACTCCTTTCCAAGCCTTTCCAGTATGTCGGTCGTGATACCGAACACTATCATTTTCTCGTCCTCGTTCGCCTCGCTCCACTCCTTCAAAAACTGGATAATAAACTTTATCTTTCCGTTTATAGACAGCTTTTTCAATCCAGACAACCTTACAAGCTGCTCCGCACGTATGGCACGTTCTGCCGCCTCTATGTCAATATTAGCCAGCCATTCGATAAAATCCTTTTCTGCCTTCCGATACTCCTTTTTATTGGTTATCGGCACATTCACCGTCTGTTTGATTATAGGCGGCAATTCGTTCACCACGTCGCGCAATTCTTTCCGGAAATAACAGTAATGCTTTATTACCTTGTTCAGTTCCATCGTACACGAAGCCCCGGTACATACAAGTCCAAACCGCGTTTTCTTTGCAGCGCAATATCTGTAGAGATAATATAACGAATCCGGGAATATCTCTTTAAATCTTCCAAGAATCCGCAATATATTGATAAGCTCCTGGGGTCTGTTCATAATTGCCGTACCACTTAATCCTATGGTTTTTTCTGCATTCTCCACGATTTTTTGCACGCATTTAGAGCGTATAGATTTCGGGTTCTTACATAGGTGTATTTCATCGATTACCGCTAATCCCCATTTCTTGGTAAGGGAACGGCTGTAACGAAGTTTTACTTCTTTCTTACCTTCCTCCTTTGCGCTGCGTTTGAAAAGATAGTCATAATTTATTACCGTAACATCCGCTTTCCAGTCCGTGTTGGTCTCGTCCTTTGAATCAATCACATGTACCGTTCTGTTAGGGTTACACAACTTCCATTCGTTGACCCAGCTTTGTTTTACCGTTGCCGGACAAACCACAATGCAGGGGAATAGGTTAAGCAATTCTGCCAGTGCTATAGACTGCCTCGTTTTCCCTACCCCCGGGCCGCAACCATTAAGGCAATTGCCGTGATTAACCATATAAGCTACCCCTTCTATCTGATAATCTCTTAGATGTAGCGGCAATCCCAGGTAATCGAACATTTCTTTCAACTCCTTTTCATTTACAAGGGGCTTGATTTCCTTTAGGGGTATTTCTATCTGTCTTTCCGGTTTTTCGTTCTTGAATCCGTTACCCTCCAAGAAATATTTTAACATTTGAGATTTTTCTAAAGAAGGTTCAAAATACCACTCTTTCAAAGCCGGGTTATATTTGGCTCCGAAATCACGTTTCATTTTATTTACAAAATTGGTGTTATAATTAAAGCCAATATAAACGTAGTCCTTATCTCTATACCAATATCTCATTACCAAAAGATTTACAAAAATAAGAGGCTTATTTTCTCAAACCAGCCTCTCCCACTATGTCAAACAAACAAAAGAAACTCAATCAAACATTGAATTTTTCCTTAAATTCCTCAAACGTGAAAACGGGTATTCCGTATTGTTCCGCTTTCTTTTCCTTGATGGTTCCCAATCCTTTTTCCTTCACCACCAGGCATGTTGTTTTCTTGCTTACAGAAGAACCTATCTTATGCCCCATGTCCGTTAATTTCTTTTCCGTATCGGGCGAACGAAATCCGGTAAATACAACCGTCATTTGCCCTTCAAAGGTCTTTTCTTCCAATCCGTAATAAATTATAGGGATATGTGCGGAATCATCATCGTTCACCCACCAATCTTCAATACCTAAAACAAATGCTAAAGCTGTATTAAATCCGACACCTTCAACTTTGTCTTCAATGTCAGCCGCCCAACTTTCATCACATTCTTTTGCAAAATCGGCTACATCTTTACAAGTATATAACTTTAATCCGTCAAGAATTTTTTGGCATGTCTTTTCGGCTATTACACCCCCAAATTTATTATAGGCTGTCAATAATTTTGCAAAGTTCGTACCTTTCTTTTTTAAGTTTTCAAACTGTCTTGACAGTACCTTTGCACCTACATTTCCTATGCCTTCAATCTTCTTAAGGTCTTCCTCTGATAATAGAAGAATGCTATCCGGTGTCTTGTAGCCAGCGTTAAACAGTTTCTTTATTGTCGGTTCTCCGAACTCTTCAAAATCTAAAGTGTTGAAAAAATATACACATTTGGCAAGCATTACACCGTCACAATTTTTGTTGAAACAAATCAAGTCCACATTGTTTCTGTCCATCTCCAAAGGTTTCCCACAAATGGGACACTTGTCGGGCAAACAACTTTTTAAAGTAGGCCAAGACACGGTAAATATATGTTTCGGTATCACATCACCAGAACGGCAAATAATGACACGTGAACCTGGCATAATAAAATTATCCTTTACATAACGGGCATTATATGCTGTACATTTGGAAACCGTAGCTCCGCACAATTCAACGGGTGTAATGTCGATTACCGGGGATAATCTGCCGTCCTTTGAAATCTGCCATCTTACATTTTCTACCTCTGTTTCCTCTCTTTCCGACCAATCCGGGTTCTTGTAGGCAATTGCATAACGTGGGTTGCCGTTCGGCAATCTTCCAAGCTCTTTTCTTATTTTTGCGCTATCCACGTCTATAACAAGACCATCGCATTTGTAATCATTTGTTATGCCCTTGAAAATATTGTCCATATATTCATTAAACATCTTTTCGCTATGAATGATTGTTTCTACGAATGTTTCTACATAACGAACTTTTACAGATGAATTGTCATTCATAAAGGCAATCATGCTTACCTTGTCCCAATCCTCGTTAGAATATCCATACCTTATATACTGCACATCCCTCATATTCGGAGATACAGTAGGAGAATTGACAAGACCTGCTACCGCATTTCTCGCTGACTTGTAATTTGTCCGCTTCTTTAATGTCAAGAAAGTGGAATTACGGAAAATGGCTTCTCCGAAAGTATAATATCCTTCTGTCCTTTTCACGTCCTTAAATCCGTGGTTAATCATCTGTTCAAAATGAGAAGTACAATTCTGTCCTACCTCGCCATTTCCGCGCGTCCACGCCTTCTTGTTATATTCGTCCACGCATAAGGAAATTCCATCAAATTTAGGAGTGATAATCAGTCGGTCTTCATTTTTCAGTCCACATGACTTTACCCACCTTACAATCTCGTCATAAGTTTTTACCTTTTCTAGGCTGTACATGGGGATAGGAAGGGTTTCTTTTCTTCCCGAAACCTCGTCATTAACCCCTTTCTTGAACCAATCCGCATCTGGGTTAACCTCATGCAATTGTTCTACAAGCGCGTCAAATTCCGCATCCGTTATTTCCGGTTCGCCTCTACGATAGGCGTTGTTATATTCTTTTATTTTACCCTCCAATACTTTAGGGTCTAAATTCGATTTAACCATATTATTATAATTTTGAAAGTTCTGCACGTAATTTTTCTATATCGTCACATTTGTTCCCTTTAACATTTTCAAATTCTTTTCTTGATTGTTCTACAATAGGCTTGATTATACTTTTTGCAATCCTATCTTTTTCACTAATCGTTAATCTTTCGCTTGCCATATCAAAATTCGTTTTTCTTGTTAGCAATAAAGTAAATGTAATCGTCACTTCCAAACTTGAAATCCTTTTTCGGTCTTCCCTGCAACCGGGTATCTATTCCAACGGGATTCATTTCGGATAACTGGAAAGTAAGATGTTTGATATCCTCTGTTATATCCACCGCTCCGCGCGCCTCGTTAAACGGATTATCCCTTGTCTTCGTAGCAAAATTCTCCACCAGGAACACTTTGTATGTTCCTAAAAAATTCACTGTTATAAACTTGTAGCCCGTGAGAGCTACAAGCGTCCATATATTTTCTATTAATTCGTTCATTATCCAAATCTTTTAAAGTCATTCACATAAATAAGATAATCCTTCTCGTAGAACTTCCATCCGTCATACATTCTGTCAAGATAATTTTTAATCATCCTCATGCAAGCGGCTTTCATATAGTTCTTTTCTTGTTTCTTTCAAGATAAGCGTCCAGTTCCTCATAGTTGTATGTCTCATCCTCATTAAAGACTTTAGAGCCGTCAGTATCGAAATTTCTGATTTCGTTTATTTTTTCATAAATACTGTTCTTAAGTTCTTCAAGTGATTTCATAACCTTTATCTTTTTGTTGTTTGACTTTTCATCTCTTAATCTCACATTGCAAAGATAAGATTATGTTATGAGATAAGCAACTGCGTATGCCATTTTAACATAAGATTAACATATCACCCACCGAAAAAGTCCTTAGTCATTTTATCCCTTTTAATCTTAATAACTTCATTAATACCGTCTTTTTCAAGACCTTTCTTGTATCTGTCTTTGAGAATAGAGGCTTTGTTTTCGTTGGACTGGGAACCAAAAGAAGCGAACGCCACGTTTATATCACCTTCGCTTTCCGGCAATTCCTCACGATACCCCATCTGTTTTCCGCATACCTTACAATAAGGTATGTTAATAGGTACGGTTCCATTATTAGTATATTTAAACATCGGGCGCGTCTCTATAATTTCCTTCCCGAACTCCGTGCATTCCTTGTTTTCACATTTCCAGTATATCATATCTATTATCATTTAAAATGTCTACGTCCATATTCAGCCATCAACAAAGAATCAGCAAAGTTATCGTCGTCCTTTAGGCTCCTGCTGGACCGTTTTAGGCTCACATCCGGAAAAATACGGTGTGCAGCAACAATACTCATTTTCTTGTTGTCCTTTACCGTCTTGATTCCGTCATTTTTAGTTATCAACTTGATACCCTTGTGCATGTCTGACTGCCACTTTTTAGGCGGTATCTTTGTGTATGGTAATCCGGCAATTGCACAAAAAAATTCCGGTACGCACGAATTATAACCGAATGTAAACGTTCCTTTTGCCGAAGAACCATATAATGCGTGCACATCCTCTATTACAACGTGCCGGACTTCATACCCTTCGACAAAAGCAAGAAGTCTGTTTGCTGTTTCTATCATGTCCACCACCTTAATGTCCCGGAAAATAGGTTCAGCCTTGATAAAGGACCCATCTTCCGCAATCATTGATACGAACCCTTTTGTTCCGGGGTCAAATCCCATAAATACTTTCACGTTACACCTCCAGTCTTGATATTCCGTTTTCTTTTATTACTTTAAGTTGCTTTATCTCGTCATTAAGCTTTGGTACATGCGTAACAATCAATATTGATTGTTTCAAAAACTCCGTAGAGGCTATTATATTCTCTATACCCAAAGAATCGCTGCTTTCCAGCACTTCATCCAGTAACAAAAAGTCCATACCCCCGTATTGTTTTGTGGCATTAATCATGCTTTGTATTGCAATGATAAGAGCCACTTCCACACGTGCCTGTTCACCGCCCGAATAGAAGAAAAAGTTTTCCATTTCGTCACGGAAAACATAGGGTGTTATCTCCTCTTTCAATGCTCCGTTCGCGTTCCGTTTGAAGCCTTCAATCATCAGCCTTAAATCGCTTTTCATCTTTTTTAATACATCGTTGGCTGCGCTTTGGATATTCTTTATCTGCTCCATTGCCAAATACATCTTAAAGTCCTTGAATCGACTATCCCATTGCTGTACCTTAAAAATGCCGTTCTTTATGTCAAGAATTTTTTTGTTGCCTTCCTCTATGTCCTTGGAAAGTTTTTCTACCGCCTTTTCCTGGTCTTTGATAGAGGGTCTTTCCGCTTTCTGCTTTTTCAACTCCTCTATATACCCAGTCTTGGAATCAATAAGAGAACGGTTTGTTTCAACTTCTGAACGCATCTTTACAATGGAGTTTTCATATCCCTTTTTCTCGCGTTCAAACTCCCTTATACGGTCTTCCACCTCCATCATCTTATCAACCACCTTTCCACGACGGACACGCAGTTTACGTTCTTCCTCTTCCGTTTCTTTCCTTACATCTTGGTATTGGGAGATAAGGTCTTCCAGTTCGTTTATAGAGGTCTCATATTCGTTTTTCTTTACCGTATTCTTATCAATGGCTGTTTTATAAGCCTCTTTGTCAGCCTCCAGTTCTTCAAAATCCTTGTCAGCATCCATAAAAAACTTATGATTGCAGTTAGGGCACACAATGACACCAGAAAGCAATACTTCGACCTTCTGTAATTTCTTCTCATAATCAGCTAATTTCAGCGCATAATCCTTGCGCCTTTCTTCCTTGTTTGACTTGTCTTTCTTTAGTCCGGCTATTTCCGTGTCTATCTCTTTATAGGTGTCCTTGTAAGCATCCATATCAAAGCTTTCAAGTTCTTTACTTACTTCTTCTTTCAGCTTTATAAGCCCTTCGATATCCTTGTCTACGCCTTCGATATCCTTTTCCGCTTTGGGAATACGCATCCTTACAAGGTCTTCAATAAGAATTTGTAAAGAATATATTTCTGACCGAATCTCACCTATAATACCCTTTTTCTTTTCTTCCGGGTCTTCGCTTAACACTTGCTGTATCTGTTCCTCATAGGCTTGTTTCTTGCCTTCCGCAACATTTTTCAAGCATTCTTCTTTGTGCAATTCTTGTTCCAATATTCCGACTTTTTCGGAAATCACGCCTTTTGTCTTGTCAATATTGGAGAAATTGACAAAGCGACTTATCAAGGCAAGTTTCTCCGTATTGGACGAACGAAAAAAAGACGAATAATTACCCTTGGTTACGATATAGTAGGACTTGGCATCTTCCGGTGTAATCTCAATCCAGTTAATCACGTATTTATTCGCGTCCAACACAGTAGCTACCGTTACGGGCGTCTCTACATCATCTTTCTTTAGGGTTAATGATACTTTGGAAGAACTTTTCAACGGAATTGTACGCTCAATTATCAGCGTTTCTTTACGTTTTTGACAAAATATTTCAACTTTGGTATAAGCTTCTTTCGTTCCTTTACGTATCAGTTTCTTGTCTTCCTTTCCTCTTAAATTAACGCCATATATCGCGTAGAACAAGCCTTGTGACAAACTTGATTTTCCGCTACCATTGGAAAGCTGGTCTTCCTCGGTTCGGTTCTCTCCAGTCACTCCTAAAGTCTGCTTTGTAAAGGTGTAATCAAGTTCTTCAAATGACAAAAAATTTCTTAATATCAATCTTTCGGGGTACATAATTTATCTGTCAATTTATTTTTAATTTCATTAAACAAATCCTTATCCGACAACGCTTTTTTAGCGTTATCCATTCCTTGTCCCAACCGGGTTTCCCCATAATAAAACCAAGCGCCCTTCTTGGAACAGATACCTTCCCTTATGGACATATCTATAAGCTCCTGTACCGTATCAAATCCTACACCGTATTCCAACATTACCTGGCATACACGGAAAGGGGGTGCAATCTTATTCTTTACAACCTTTATTTGTGTCTTGTTGGCCGTTGCCACTCCATCGGTCTTTTCCGTGCCTATACGGGCAAATTCCGCTCTTTGGGTAGCGTAGAATTTAAGTGCTTCGCCTCCTGGTGTGGTTGTTGTAGGACCGAATCCCATACCCCCGATTTTCTGCCTCGTCTGATTGATACATAGGAGGATGTTTCCGTTTTTCTTACATACGTTTTTTAAGATGCTTAACTGCTGTGACATAAGGCGCGCTACAAGCGCTATCTTTGCATCTCCTGCCTCACCCTGCAAAACAGCTTCCGGCACCAATCCGGCAACTGAATCAAGCACCACCAATCCAATTTCCGGCACCTCCAGCATTTCGCGCACAATTTCAAGTGCCTGTTCCGCACTGTCCGGCTGAGACATTATCCACTTGTCGCGGCTTAAATCAACTCCAAGCGCTTTTGCATATTCCAGGTCAAGCGCTTGTTCCGTATCTACATACCCTACCGCTTTCCCAAGCGTTTTCTGTACGGATGCACTTAGATGCAATGCCGCAGAGCTTTTGCCGCTCGAAAATCCTCCGTATATTTCGTGTATTCTTCCAAGCGCAAAACCGCCTCCCAATATTTCATCTAATGCCATGCTGCCGGAAGACACAGTGTCTACCTTTATATCGTTGCCTACTACCGCTTCCTTTCCGAAGCGCTTTTCTATTCTTCCAAATAATTCTTCCAATCCCATTATAATACCTCCTTTAAAATTTCCATTCCTTCATTATAGGAGTAATCATTCTGTTCGCAAAATCCCTTGAATTTTTCTGCAATATCGGAACCGGACAAAGCTTTGATTTCTTCTGCCGTCTCCACCTCTTCCGTTTCCAGTTCTACAGACTTCACCTTGACATCCACACCAAGCTTTCTATATTCTTCCTTGTCAATAGAAGAAATCGCATCTTTGGTTCCGACAAATTCAACACGCACAAAATCCCCCTTGTTTTTCTTCTGAAAATCTTTTATAATCTTATCCGCTTGCTTGAAAGTCGTGTTTTCCAGGTTCACAGTAACCTTCCTGTACCGTTTCCCTTTTGACGGAATAAACGCATAGGTCAAATCATCCTCCAATAACCAAAACCCCTTTTTATCGTCTTCTCCGAAGTTGTTCTGCGTGATGCTTCCAAGGTGTACAATATTCTTTCCTATTTCCTGGAAATCGTGATAATGTCCGGAAAACACCATGCCGAAATTTTTAAATAGAGAAGGTTTTATATCGCTTTCCACCTCGCTACCGTCATTGTTCCTACTTCCCTGAAATGCGATATGCGTAAAAAGTACATGTGTCTTATGATTCTTTTCTTTCAGTACGTCCGACATTCCTTTTAACCATATCGCATTGTCAAAAAACGGCATAAAATAGCATATTACACCGCCTATCTCGAAAGCGTCCAAGTCAGTTATCAACTTAAACCCTTTATGATATTTAAAAGCATCCAAAAAAGACCTGTCCGAACTATAATCGCTCTTATCGTGGTTCCCTGGAATGCAGTATACCGTGTGTTCCATCCTCGCATACATGTCAAGAATAGAGGAAAAAGCGTTTAGAACATCCTGTCTCTGTGATATACGGGAATCGAATATATCACCAAGCCACACATGATTTGTTATACCGTTGTCTTCCGCTACATTTAATTCCTGCCTTTGTAATTCTGTTATCTCCTCAATATTGGAAGGCTTCAAATGCCAATCCGTACTTATTATCATTTCCCCGGTCACGTTATTAAAATTTTTAAGTTTATTCATCAAATTCGTATTTATATCATAAAATATTTACTCTGATAGGGTTAAACGCCAACCCACTACCGATTATCTGCCGCACGGCAGAATCACCGAATACTTTTCTTGCTATTCCTATTGAACCGTTTATATCTGCATTAATCAGTTGATTTACAGATGATTGGAATAATCCGCGTTTCTTTCTTTTTCCTAAGTAAATATCATGTTTTTTGAGAGATTCAAAAGCCAAATGGTCTACTTTGGATGTATAACTTTCTTCTGTTATTTTTACATCAATACCCACTAATTTTGCCTTGTAGGAGATTTTGTCAACAAGACTTGAAAAAGGAATTTCAACAAAATTCTGATTGTTCTTCTTTCCAAGATTGATATTGTTCTTCCAATTCTTATTAAGACCTATTATTATCGTACCTATATTGTTTTTCTTACAAAAATTAATGATAAACTTGCTTATTTTGTGCATCTTATCGTTAATCCAAAGATTGCGATAACAAATCAGCCTTTTCAATCTTTTTGATGTTCCTTTATCTCCCACAAAAGACATCCATTTTACTTTTGTTTTGTTGAACCATTGATTAAAAGATTTGACAACTTTTCCGTTTACAATGAAAAACTTTTGGTTTACATTGCTGGTACATGTACACAAATTGTTTAATCCCAAATCAACCGAAAGGAAATTATCTTTCTGTAAATCAAGATTTTGTTCCTTTCTTTCATAAATCACTTCCACAACATAACATGTTGCCTGTGGTACAATTCTTACTTGTTTAAGTTCTTCTTTCCTTACATTAGTTTTAATTGATTGTATAATGTTTTTAATAAAATAAATATGTTTATCTCTAATTCTGCAAGCACTGGTTGTGAAAACAATCATGTTTTGTTTCTTGCTGCTTTTGTATTTCGGTAATTTGGGTTTTGAGTGAAACTTTGAAGGATTTTTCTCAAATTCCTTAACACTTCTCATCCATCCTTTTATAGTTGAAAACACTTGTGCTATCACTTGTTGAGAAATAGAAGAAGGCAAATTTCTGAAATCAAACTGGTTTTCTCTGTTTAATTTAGTTGAAAATTCATATTCTTTCAAATAACTATTTGAGAAGATGCCTTGACGGACATTATACAAAACATAATTGTACAATAATCCGGACTTGTGGCAAACTTCCTCAAATCGGTTATTCTTGACAATATGTCTTTCAACCAGTCTCATTTCTCAATCAATCTTATTGTCAGAAATTTCAATTATTCGCTTATAACGCTGTCACCTTTAATGTATTGTCAAGATTTTTCAAAACATTATCTTTCTCTACTTCCTTGTCAAAATAGAAGCTTTCCCAGACATTGGAAATTTTTAAAGCTATTCTGAACTTCTTGGTTGACTGTGAATACCCCTCATCATTGTATCTACTGATAGAAGTAATCTTTATCCTTTTGTTATTTATCTGTACAAACATAATTACCAAATTAAATATGTTCCACTTAATCCTACAAACACATCAAAATCTTTATTGAATACTCCATATCCGGCACCTACCGACACCCCGAACCCGAATCTTTTCTTTTTATCCGGTTTTGTCCACATTGTAACGTCACCTATCTTTCCGGGCAGTTGGGAAGTTATCTCCATACGGTTACTGTTCCCTATACGCTGGTTTGTCAATAAAAATTTGTTGGTTATATTGAAATTAATCTTATACTTTGCCAAGTGCGTAGCCCACACCTGTAAATCATATCCTACCGTATCGGTTTCTTCTTTGAATGTATAGAGGCTGTCCGTTTTTCTCAATTCGGAAACCTCCCTTTCCAGTCCTTCGTACTTGTATTTCCATTCAAATTCCACTGCCTCTACAAGTGCTTCCTTTTCCTTCAATCGATTGTATAATTCTTTGTTTTCTTTTTTCAATTTAGAAAAACTTTCGGAATTGTAAACCTTTATATATCTGTTTAAAGAATCGGTATAAAATTCCACTTCATATAACAACCTTTCATTCTCCCTTGCTTTCTTGATAGATAAGAATAACAATATGAGTATTATTATCATACCCGAAATGAGAATTATTCTGTAAAGATTTTTCATAATAATAGGAATAATGGAAGGGTAAAAATTACCCTTCCTTGTGTGATTTATTTTGAAGTTCTCGCTTTCAAGTTTCTTAAGCGCGATGCAATGGAATTAGGAACGCTTGCTGATGTTTCCCTTTCTTCTACTGCCGTATCTTCCGGTTCCGGGTCTTCTGTTCCTTTTTCTTCATCTTCCGGCTCTTCGTAATCCTCAAAAGGCAGTTCGCCACCTTCCTGTGCAATGTCGTACCATTTACGGAGTTCTGCTACAGTCAATTCTTCCGGCAATTCCTTGTCTTCGTAGTTATCGGCAATGTAGGCACGGAGTTCCTTTTTGAGGTTCGTCAATGTAGGATAACCGCCTGTCTTCTTTTCCGTCTTTGCTGGCTCTTCTTTCGGTTCCTCCGTTTTCACCTTCTTTGTCTCGGGGGCTTTCTTAGGAGCTTTCTTTTCCTTGATTTCGTCCTCTTCCGGAACCAATTTGTCAAGTTCTTCGAGTTTGTTCAAGAATACGTCGTCCTGGAAAATACCGTATGATTGTTCCTCGTCGATTCTTTCCAATCCTTCCAACTGCATATCCCAGTCTTTACGTGAAAATACGTCCACATACATATCATCCAGGGTAGGCAATTCCTCCATGATACCGAACACTTCGTCTGATACACGGTTTTTAGCAAAGAAATCGTCCCAAGTCTGACGCTTATTAGCATCCGGCATACCACAAGTAATGTCAAAATTTTTCTTTTTGTTTTCGTCCGTGGTGACATTGACAATCAACGGATAACCTTCGTCCGGGTCAGAAAAGATGTCGAGATTAATAATACCATCGTCAGAACCACCTGCACGTTCCATAGAAATGTTCTTCATTTTCTTCCACCAATCCGGGCGCAAATCAAGACGGTACACGTCGTTTTCTGCCCATACATAAGCCACATAGTTAAGCATGGCTTTCATGCCCCATACCCACTGTTTCTGCTTGTTACGATAACCACTGACAGGATAAAGGAATTTTGCGCGCTCGTCCTTGTCCTGGATATCATTTGCCAAGTTATACACGTGGCTGATATAGGTCAGTACAGCATCCTCTCCATTCATCCGGTTGCTGTGGATGTCAGAAGTAAAGACATCTCTTTGTCTGATTTCCTTCTTTCCGGTGTCTTTCCCGTCCTTGTCATATACTGCACACTCAATAGGCAGTTTAACCGTCTTTCTCGGCATATAGGGTTTCCCTGTCAACGACGGCAATACGCGCAATACATATCTTCCGTCTTCGCTCAGATTAAAAAATGAGGCCCTGCCGCCCTGTCCAAAACCACCGCCCATTGTTGCGGCTGCTTTCCCTACTGTTTCGTCAATTGATTCAACACTCGCTTTCTTGTACTTACTTCTGTCAAATACCATAATACAAAATTTTTAAAAATTAATAATCAGTTTTTACTATCTTAAAAGTATTTATCTTTCCTTCAATAAGCTCTTTTTCAAAGTCTTGCGGTACAATCTTTGGCAACAAATTGTTAAGTTTCTTGTCCTTGCTTTGTACTGCCCAAAATAGGGTGTCTAACTTGTCTCGCTTCGATTCTATCTCAATAAGATTCATCAAATTTTTCTGATATTGCTCATTAAGTAATATAGCATCCTCCAGCCCTTTTTCGGTCAGTTTAAATGATTCTCCGTCAATCGTTATTCTTCCTCCATTTGTAGCCGCTTCCCTCCTTAATTTCTTCCTCAAATTAGCTGCAAACACATCACAAAACAGTTTCTCTTCCTTCGCTTTCTTTTCGTATTCAACTTTCATTAGACCGACCTTGTTAAGCAATCCAGATACCGTTACCGCCTCTCCATAAAGATTCGAGTAATTGATTGTCGTAACATCATCGAGTTCTATCTCCTCGTCCTTGTCCGGTGATACCAAAACAACGGTCTTGGTACCGATTTCTACCATAATTTTCATATCAAAATATCTTTACGTCAATACTGTAAACAATGAATTAACATTCGCCTGCAAAATATATTCTCCTCTGAACTTATCCCACACAATCACGCCATTAACCAACAAAATGTTCTTTTTACTACCCCTTAAAAACTCTCCGTATTCTTCAAACAACTCTGGAAAAATAGTTACATTTATAAACTCATAATTACTTTCCAATACTATAGTGGCAAATATGCCCTTCTTGCTTTTTCTCTCTATTATCTCAATTACATAACCGCCTATCACGGCACGACGGGTTTTCTTTGAATTAATGTCCCAAAATTTTATCTGTGACACATCCTGGAATTCCGTTTCGTCGTCTAATTTAGGCATATGATATTCATTTACCAAATCATAATAATCAAAAAATGCAAAACCGGACGTTCTTTTTTGCTGCAACAGCCACCACCAATTATTACGTTCTTTGCGAACTTTCATAATATTGGTAAGTAAATCCTTATCCTCCAATACTTTGACCCATTTATTCTCACGATACATCTCAATAAGTGCCAAACGGTCTTTCGGTTCCTGGATATTCTCCAATTCATCAAACGCTCCTGCAAATATCAAATTCTCAATGACAGATTTATTTATCGGACTGCCTTTAATCACACATCGGTCTATAAATTCCTCCAAGGAGAAAAACGGACCATTCTTCTTTTTCTCTTCCGATATATATTCCTGCGCCCTTTCTCCGCATTGCTTTACTGCATTGAATGCCCAGTACATGCTGCTTGTCCGGTAATCGGACACGATATTTACATCTGACTTGTTGATGTCTACCGGATGTATCTTTATCTCACCGGACTGCTGTATTTCGTTTACATAATAGGGTATCTTTTCGTCCTTCGCAAACGAGAATGTAGCACTCCAATACTCAATAGGATAATGTACTTTAAGCCATAGGCATATATAAGCGGTCATACCATAACATACGGAGTGACTGTTACATGTTACGACACCTTCCCCAGTGACAAAGTTATGTTCCGGGTGGTCTATCTCAACATCATAGGTCGGTTCCACATCCATCACATAAGCAAAAACGACTTCCACATTTACCCTCATGCCATGTTTATAGGTATACAACACATCTCCCTTTCTTAAAAGGAAAGCGTATTTATGTCCTTCCGGTGTAGGGAATTTATGGTTTCCGGAACATCTCACTGTTGCCCCGTCGCTCGTTTGTATCTTATAAATGAAGCGTTTCCCTGCATATCTTATTCCCTTTACTTTGGTAGGAATAAATTCACCGTACTTTCCCATCGTTACTGCTGGAATGTCCTCAACTCCTTTTTCATACAGTTCTTTGATTGTTAATTCATTAGGGTAAATCTTCTCGTCTCCATGCAAGCACTTATTAAACGAATATTTCGCAAACTCCTCCATCTGTTTCCAAAGATTTTCCGCATATTCTTTTGTAACTCCTTTAGAACCGTACTTCTTTACATACCCGTTCACGAAATCATCCCCGTACTCCTTTGCTTTCTGTAATAGTTTTTTACCTAAAACTTTCCGAACTGAATCGCACTTCTCTAAGTTAAAATCTGCTAATTTTTGACAAAATAACATAATTTGTTCCTGGAACAACATCAGTCCATAAGTGTTCTCCACCACTTCTTCCCCACCTATAGGCATTTCTTCCGTCCAGTCCTTTTCCCCGTTTTTCCGCAAAATATATTCATTGTGAAAATTGTTTTCCATAGGTCCGGGTCTATAGAGGGCTACACATGCAGACAGTTCGTTTATGTTTTCCGGCTTCATTTTTACACAATATCCCGATAATCCGGCTGAACCAAGCTGGAAAACATCGCCCAGCCATCCTTTACCTGCATACTCGAATACCTGCTTATCGTCCAAAGGCAGACTGTATATGTCAATATCTATTCCGTGGTTTTCCTTTATCAAGCGTAACATTTCCTCGAACTTATCCAACTGGATAATACCCAAAACGTCTTCCTTTAGGAATCCTGCCTCTTCCACTTCCGAACCTTCCCAGTCCGTAACCACAAGTCCTTTTTGCGTATGTACGGGCATCCATTCATAGGATGTTTTGCCGTCCGGTAAAACTACTGTTCCGCACGCATGTACTGACTGGCTTTTTGGGGAACCAAGAACTACCAACATATCGTTGAACGTTTCTGTATGTTCCTTCACGAACTTCTTTAGGTCTTCCTTTCCGCATACGGTCTTGAAAAACTCTTCTATCGTCTTTTCTTTGTCGTCTCCAATACAAGCAGTAAACCATCTGTATAACTGTACTGGTATGCCGTCTGCACGCGCCATATCCGATATTGCTTCTTTTAACTGGAGAGTAGTATAGGTACCAAGCGAGCAAACCTGCTCTTTACCAAACCGCTCTTCCATATAAGCTTTTATTTCGTCCCGTCTTCTACCGGGAAAATCTGTGTCAACTCGCTCCCCCGAAGGGGTCAGATGTCGGGCATTGACCCTAATACAGTCTTTGCCCGACGCTTTACTTCAATATTTTTTACTATCATACAATTATTCGTTTATCAATTCATCACCTTCTTTTAACTCTTTCGCTCTTATTATCATTTCCTCGTCATTTCTGATAATCTTTATAAAAGCATTCCCGGATATTTCTTTTTCTCCGTTTATCGTCACTACCTCTTCCTCTTCATGCCGAATTAAACGACCTTTTGTCAAAAACCGACTGAATAGGAGTTCATATTCCAACGGTTCTACCTTTACTATTCCAAGCAAATAAGATATAAGCGAAGACGCTGCGCTTCCGCGGCCCAATCCGACCAAAATGTTATTGTCTCTTCCCCATCTAATAATATCCCTCAACATCAAAAAATAGTCCACTACGTCGCCTTCCTCTATGATGGATATTTCCGTGTTAAGTCTTTCTGTCAGTTCCTCTTCGCTGTATCTGTCCAGTATTTCTGGATGTTCTGCCAGTCCGTCAAAGACAAGCGATTCAAACATTTCTGTATTGGAAGCATATTTCTTTTTCTCCTCTTCCGTCATTACATATTTAGGTGCGTGTCTTACCTGTGTTTCCAGCAAATAATTACAGTTTACCGATATGTAATTAAGATTTACCAAAGCTTCTTCAAACAGTCCGAAAAACTTGTCTTCATTCAATATCAGTTTTGACAATTCTTCGTAATATTCCTGGTAATTCTTCATATACTGGTTGTCACTCTCATAATTCGCAACCTTTGCCAGCCTGTTAAGCTTTTCCCTTATAGGGGCATACCGCCTTTCAAGATACCAAGCGTCACATACCGCCACGGGTTTATATACACCCACGAATTTTTTCAGATTGTCAAGATATTTTTTATCCCGGTCATTCTTCTTGTATTCCACAGTATCAAGCTGGTAATAGGTATCGTTCCATTTTCTTGACAATATGGGGAGATTTTCAAACATACATGTTTTCGGGTCAAACAACAAGAAACACCCGTCTTTCATTTCTTGCAATTCCTTTTCCGTGATAAAACCTTTTTCGTCGACATTCAGAATCTTATTTATTTTCAGTAGGTTATTCCATCCCTCCTTGTCCTTGACTATCAGCTTTACTGTATATCGCACGTCCTTCTGCTCGTTATATACAGTAACTTCCATACCGAATATAGGTCTTATATCACTTTTTAGACACGCATTCTGAAACTTGAACGCTGATGCAAGCGTATTCTTTTCGCATATACCAAGCGCTTTTATTCCTAAAAATTTCGCTTTTTCTACCCAATCGGAATAAGAGTGCATTCCGTTCATCAATTCAAAATTGCCGTGCACACCTATATAGGTGTCAAATCTCAAGCTTTCGTCAAACAAATTTGCCTTTCCGATATACTGCAATCGGTTAAGTTTTACTTTATTCTCGTCTCCCTTTTTAAGGTAATACCATACATCACCGAACCGGAAGACATAGTTGTCGCATTCCGTTCTGTCTCCTACCCACTGGAACGAATCGTCAAAGAAAATTCCGTTACCCTCTTTGTCCCATTGGAAAGGTTCAAACAACTCGAATGTTTGCCCGTCAATCTCTATAATATTGTTATCTAAAGCATTGAAAGACAAAAAGTTATCCTCCAAATATTTGATTAAATCTTTATACAGTTCATCCATATTTTTAGGGTATAAAAAGGGAGTGAAGCGTATTTACTTACACTCCCCGTGAAAAATCAAATCTAATAAAAAACGGCAAGTTTATGATTTGTCAAAATGGTTTCTACAGCAAACGGAAACAACGTTGTAATGCGTTCCCAGCTCTTTTGCAATCCGGCTGAATGACCGACCGTCATTCTTTGCAAGTTCTTCCCATACCTTATAAGATATGCTTCCTTTCTTGTACGGGTTTTCTCCTTTAGGTGAAAGATTGAACTTTTTCTTTACATACCCTTTTTGGGTGTTTACAGATACCTCCTTTGCATATTCTTCAAGCGTCTTTCCCTTTGCTTCCAGTCTTTCAACAACTTGTTGCAAAAGGTCTTCCTTTCTGAATCCGGAAACATTCTGTATTCCAAGCTTCCGACCAACATTTCTTAAAGTCAACAAAGAAAATTCCATACATCAGTCCTCCTTTTTCCCGAATACGGCATCTTTAATCTGCTGTACTCGTTCTTCCGTTGAACCGGAAACAGAAATGTAGGGTATTCCGTAATTATCGACAATCTGCTTTATTTTCCGGTCTATTTCTTTCTGGTATTCTTCATCTTCCGAACGGACCTCATCACCTTGCAATCTGAATGTGATAGGAAGATAGACAAGTAAAGGGAATTCATATTTTCGCTTTACAATCTGTCGTTTCTCCTTAAAGTCTTCTTCTGCCAGGTTATTATATTCCGGGTCTTTCGGGCTGCAATTATCAAAAAGCCATGAAGTGTAGGCATTCACATCAATAATACATCTGTCACTAATGGAAGGTTGTTTCATAGCATCTTCCATTATTTGAGTGTATTTATCGAATATTTTCTTTTGTGATTCGGACGTGCCTTCTTCATTAATGGTTATCCCTTCTTCTTCAACCATCGTTCTGACAACATTCGTGTAAAACTTCCAGTTGTCAAATTCCGGTTCGTTCTGCAAGGCTTTCAATAGGGTTGTTTTCCCTGTACCCTGCGCCCCGGTCATTAATATTTTGTCAAAATTTCTCATCTGTTGTCTCCTGCTCCATGAATTTTGTCACGCTGTTTGCGTGAAAACAGTTTTTCGATATTCTGTTCGGCAATCTTTTCTGTATCAAGACCGACGCGGTTAATCATACTGTTTATAACCTTCCAGGCGTTTTTCCAGGCTTCCAAAACAGCTTTCTTTCTTTCTTCCGGAAATACATTCTGCTCGGCTTCTTTCCAATCGTCACGCAACCACTTTTTAACCTGGTCTGCAATCTTTCCGACTTCCACGGGCAAATCAAACACGCCTGCACCTTCCGCATTTGTCAAAGCTTCTTTCCAATCCCAACCTTCAATATCAAGATTACACTCTTTGCGAATCATGGCAAGATACCAAAACATATCTCCGATTTCTTTAGAGATTTCTTCCGTTTCTGCCTCGTTATTGATTTTCTCGTAGGTTTCTCCCATCTCCGAACACAAACCAAGTGTTACATAAGACAAAGCCACTTTTTCATTATAGCAAGCTGTAGTAGCCGCCTTTTCTTCATACTCGAAATAATTCATATCTTTTGTTTTTAATTGTACTGCAAATATAAGAATTTAATTTTGAGATAAAAAAATATTATCTCGATTATTTTAAGTCTTTTATATCAATTTCTTCTAACCATCTCATTTTGAAGTAGGTATATGGTATCTGTTCCGGCACGTCATTAACCCATATCACCACATTATCGTCATTCGGATGGTTTATCTTCACCTTATATTCCTTCCCCTTGTATATCACTATGGTACCCGGTTTCAATAGGTGAAACCTGTCCCAGAACATAACCGACTTTTTCGTTTTCTCCGAATATTGCAAGTTCGGCAATCCGTATTCCTGCAAAAACTCTTTCAAATAAAAATCTGAAAACGCCTTGTCACTGTCAAACATCGTACCAAGACGGAACCTTTGTTTCAAGTTCAGAATCTTTGCTTTCTTCTTCTCCGCTATGTCCTTGTATATCTTCACAAGCTCGACACTCTCTATACGGTTGTAAACTATCGAGCGTAATCTACAACTCAAATACTCCAATTGCAAGTTAATTACAAACTGCTCCAGGCTGATTTTCCGTGATTTTCCCATGTCCCTATTTTTGACTTCAAATCTAACAAAAATTAGGATAAATGGCAAAAAATCAACATTATAAATGCTTTGTATAAAAATTAATCGGTTCCGTCATATTGTCAAGCGCCCATAGGAGTTCTTCTTGTGTCGCATCCCCAGGGTCTTTCTTCTTGTCTTCCAGTTCGGCAATCTGTACATTGAAATATCTTTGTAAGGTCATTGATACTGTCTTAATCATTTCCGGCTTGTCGGGGTCGTACATTAGAATCACATTCCTTATGCCCGGTTTGTCCCTCAATAACCTTATCTGGCTTAGCCCCATATTGTTACCAAACGTAAACACGCACTTTATATCCGGTGATTCATAAAGATGCAATTTCGTGTCAACCGATATATAGTCAAACATCCCTTCCACGATTATAACCGTGTCCGTCTCGTCCGTTATATTGTCATACCCTCCTATCACATGGGAAAATCCGTCACGTGAATTTTCATACCTCAATACAAGCTTTTCTTTACCCTCCTTAAACCTTTGAAGGTTTTCTTCGTGCCAATCCTTACTTTTCTTTGAACGTGCCAGCCATGCGACTAATTTGCCGTTCATGGTAAACTGGAATATGAACTTATCATGCAGCTTTCTTTCGAGAAAGAATTTTGTTTCTGCCGGACGGAATTCTTCATAATATCTTTTTACAAAGCCCCTCTTATCCAAATATTCGTCCTTTTCTATATATTCCAGTTTTTTAGGAAGGGTGCATTCCTTAATTTCCTCTGTTGTTTTCTCTTCTTCATCATCTATTAGAGGTGTTAATTTCTGCATTTTTACGGTGTTTTCATAATCCTGCTTTATAAGGTCTTTCCTTCCTATCTTCTCCAGGAACTTTTTTAAGGTGGTCTTCATGCCGCATTTGAAACAATGGAACGCACCGTTATTTCCAGCATCATTAAACTTTATTCCCCATTTCCCTTTTTTATTGCAAAAAGGGCATTCCTTGTTCCGGTCTTGCATGAACCCCTTTGCCCCAAACACGGACAAATTCAGTTCGGATATTACTTCGTTTTTGTCAACTCTGAACATCTTAAACTTAAGCTCTTTCTAACGTTACTCGTTCATTACCTCTTTTGTAATTTTGATACCAAAAACAATCTGACGTTTTTACAAAACCTTGTGATTTAAGTTCTTTTTCTAACTTCCACATCTCTGAATTACTTTTGTACTGAATCGTTTTCATAACCTTTATCTTTTACTCGTTTGACTTCTTTTTCTTGTCTCCCTCAAGAAGACATTACAAAGATAAGATTATGTTATGAGATACGCAAGTGCTTATGTCTAAATCGTCTCTGTTTTAACATCATTTTGCTTTTCACCGTCTTCATCCTTTTTCTTTCTTGTCTTCTTTCCAGATGTAGAAGAAGTGAAACCCTTATCACCTCCGTAATATTCGGCTGTCAGCGCCTTGTCACAAAAACGTCCCCTGCCGTAATCCGTCACAATAGGGAAGGTATCTTTTACCGTATCATAATCGCGTACCTTATCCATATAGATACGCATTATGTTCTGTTTCTTTTCCTCTCTTGTCCGGTTCCCTGTAAACACAAAAGAAAACGGCTTTACCAATGTCCTATCCCCTTCCGTATAACTTCTGTCTATCACTTTGTCCGAATTGTCCCATATTTCCAACGGCACATTTCCGGCTTGTGCTGCCGTAAATCCCACCATTTTAAACTCTACACATAAGTTTTTCAAAAGCTGTGCACATGTCTGTAATTTTTCTTTTTTGAATGTAGGGTTATTGTCTACAACTCTATTTGTCCCGGTTGCCACAAGGTCCAAAGAATCCAATATCAATACATGCGGATAATAACCGTTTTTCTTGTAATAAGATACAATCACATTACGGACATCCACCATTGTAGCCTGCCCGAATTTTTCAAACGAATATACATCTATGTCCTTAGAATAGGATTTTATGTTTTCAAACGCCTTGTCAAGCTTTTCTGCCAGCTTATCATCTATGACACCCTTTCGGATATTCCCGTATTTTTGTCCCGTCCAGAACTGGTCGTATCTTTCCAGGCACGCACGCGCACCACCCTCCAACTGTATATGCAAGACCGGGTGTCCATCAAAGGCTGCCTGCATCCCATGATATCTTAATGCAGTTGATTTACCCACACCCGACCTCATAATCCATAATACGGTATCTTCTATCGTGGCACCACCTTCTGAAATATCATCTATCTTATCAAGTCCGAACATTACACGTGACGGAATTTCCCCGTCTTCCTCTTCCCGTCTTCCTCTCATTCTCTTGTCAAAATCGGCAAAAACCTTTTGGAAACCACCTGCTTCATGCCTTAATGATAGGGACAATATTCTTTGGCTCTCTTCCGCGTTTATATGCATCGCTTCTTCCTTCTTTCCCTCTTCGTACAAATCATGTACTTTTTTAGAAAGTAGCTGGAATTCTACGTCTTTAATGTACGCTTCCAACTGGTCTATAATAATTTCCTTGTCTACTTTGGCGGCTGACTGTACAGCATCTACCGCCTCGATTACAAAATCGCTGTCAGCGTATTTTTGCGAAACAACACCTAAAGAAGGAACCTTATCTTTCTCTTTTAATACCTCCGTAGCTTCTTTTAATAGAAATTTGAATCCTGCCCACTCTTTGGGTATCAATTGATAAGACAGATGATTTACCACTATCCGGGTAATACTCAAATCCATATATACAAGCTTGAATAATTCTGCCATGAATCCGGCAGACAACTTTTGAGCCATTTTATTAGATTTTAGAAATTAGGGCTACAAACGTAACCCTTCAATATGAGAAAAACAAATTGTTGCTGTTAAATCAATCCAACCGCTTTTCTTAAAAATTCTCCTGCATTCTCTACTGACACACCTAACTTTCTCTGTATCAAAGAAACCATATCATTGACTTGTTCCTGTGAATCCAAATTGCCTTTCACAAATTCCATCATAACGAACTTTTCTAAAACTCTTTCTTTCATAACCTTATCTTTTTATTGTTTGACCTTTGTTTCTTATCACACCACAAAGATAATATTATGTCATGAGATACGCAACTGCGTATGTATAAAATGTGGGTTTATTAACATCATTTCACAATAAAAACAAGGCTATTACTGAAACAATAGTCATAATGAAAAATATCAATGCAAAACATTTCCATATTTTTACAGTAGCCTCTAAACCGTGTTTCCGCTTGTCAAACTCGCTTATTGCGTAATTCAAAGCCTCGTCTTTCAGTCCTTTAAACTTGTCGTTCAAAGCCTCGGTTATATCATCTGCAATAACATGCTTCATCTCTTCTGATACGGATTCTGGATAACCTCTTTCATCATAATTCAATTCACTCAACAAATCATAATGAAATATATAAGGTATTCCGTATTCGGATAATGCCTGCTCGTACTCTTCGAGTTTTTCAAAGCATAATCCCTCCTATGGGTGATTATGTCGCGTGTTGTACAGTCCGTATAAAATCGGTCTATAATACTCTTAACGTAAAACCTTTCTGGCTCTTCACAATGATTCAGTAGAATTACATAATTCTTGTTTCGTGGATGGAAACATAAGAACCTGTAATAATTTACATTACCATTCAAACAGAACTCAATCAATTTTTCATCTGTCTTTAGATTTTCAATGTCTTCTTTGTTCCTTATTGGTTTCATAATCAATAACTTTTTGTTTTCTTATATCTACCGCATTTCTTGCAGACGTAATATCTGGCGATATATGGTAATTATATACATGTTTACACTTGTATCTATTTGTTAATAAATTTCTTAACTGGGTTATACCCAAACCCTCTATAGGGTGGCATTGCTGCATCCCCTTTTACTTTTCTCATGATGTTGTAGGCTCCGTTTATATCTGCATTGAGTAAAATCCCGTTCTTTGTTCTGAAAAGACCTCTTTTTACTCTCTTTCCAACATAACTATCATGATGTTTTATCTCCTCTAAATCTAAAGAACTGCATTTCGACGTGTGAGATTCGTTTATTTCAACAAATCTTAGTCCTTGTCTTTCAGATTTATACCTTAACATTGATATGAACGTCTCAAACGGAATTGAAACAAAATTCTGATTGTTTCTTTTACTCATATTCACTTCCTGTTTCCATCCGTCATTATGTCCCACTATCAATGTCGTTATGTTGTCTTCCAGGCACATGCCTACAATTTCCTTGCTTGCCTTATGCAAATAATCCTTGACCTTATTGTTTCTCTTTCTTGTAAGGTTCATTAACCGTCTCGAATTTTCCTTTCCATTTGTTTTCTTTAATTGTGATTGAACTTTAGCTTTTTTCTTGTTATAATACTGATTGACAGACTTTAATTTCTTTCCATCTATCAAAACAGCCTTATTGCTCGTATTCGTTACAATAGAAGCAAAGTTGTTAACCCCCAAATCAATAGACATATATCTATTGTTATCTGGTAACTGTTCCTTTACCTCCGATTCATACACCAATTCTATTACATAACAGTCTGCTTTCGGAACAAATCTGACTTGCTTAACCGTTCCTTCCTTACATCTGGTTTTCAATGGTTGCAAACCTTCTTTCTTTGGAAAGTAAATATATTCTCCTCTATGCTTAAATTGTGCATAAGAATAAGAAAATATATTTCTTCCTTTTGTTTTATGCTTGTATTTCGGGAATTTAGGACATCCAGTAAATTTCTTGTTATCCCTTTTCCATGCTTTAATGGCTGAAAAATAAGATTTCAGATTTCTATCCAAAGCCATAAGTATTTGCTGGGAAGAAGAACCGCTCATAGCCCTAAAATCAACATTGTTTTCTGCAACCATCTTTTTGTTAAGCTCCACAGACCTTATCCATTTCCCGGAAACAAGGAATTCCTGCTTTATGATATACAAAGCCGCGTTATACAAGTTCTTGGATAGAAAACAAATCCGGTCTAAATCCTTGTACCTCTTGTCATTGACTGTTATTATATGTTGCTCCGTTAAATACATATCGCAAATATAAATAGAATATTTTAAATTTCCTATTTATTTATATAATTTTTAGTGCAAAGTTCTATATAGTTACCTATATTTATTACATCCTAACTCATCCCATGCCGTAACCTTTCTCTCATACATCAGCTCCCATTCATGGCGACAGAACCATTTCTTTATGATAGCATTCAGATTCATACCCTAAAACAAAATCTTAAATTTCTTCCCTTTCAATGTCGGTAGTCTCTCTTCTACAAACTTCCTCAGTTCTTCCTCCTCAATAGGAAACAAAGGGTTGTACTTGTACTTGAACGTGTGAATGTATTGCTCATTCAGCATTACATCAAAAATTAGCGTCTTCATCTAAAATAACCCTCCATCCACAACACAGCTTCTTCTATTGTTTCCACCTTCTTGAACTCCTTCGTGACACAACGCTGCATGTATTCACAGCATATGTTTTCTTCATCGTCAAAATAAATGTTGTACGCCCCGTTATCATCAGCCCCGGTACATGCTATTCCAAGCTCCAGGGCATTCTGCACCTCTTTCGGTTCGGTTGAAAAATAGGCGTAAACCTTTTCACTCTTTACACCCTGCAATCCGTTAAGTTCTACAATATTGTTCATATTCGAGATAATATTTGTTTATGTCTAACCCGATTAAGAAAGGGAGTTTTAACGCTCCCTTATCAATCACACCACAAAGATAATATTTGTTTATGACATACGCAATAGCTTATTCCCAATAAAATTGCATATTTAACATTTCTTGTGTTTCCTTCTGAATAGGCTTATATCTCGTTTCGGTTGTTAAATCCCTCTCAGCCACGTTGTTATACTCTTCCAAAGCCTTTTCTTTATCTATACTCCTTTCCACCCATATACCTATCATCTGGTCTGGCTGCATATCCCCGATAGACACCGGGTTTTCCTCTGTAGCCTCATAAAACTGGACTGTATAGGGTCTGCTATATATATTAGGTGCACTGCCCATATATCGGCTTCCGTCTGCACCTTCCATCATTCCCACGGCACCCACCTTGAATGAACACACATTTGTTTCCGGGTTCTCAAACCATATCTTTACACCCTTTGCCACCTCCTGGCTGTCATTGTGCAGCACTATAGCCCGGTATTCGTTTCTTGCATTTTTTATTGTATTTACACTTAACTCGTCAAACAAATTACCGAACATGTCATTAGGTATTGTCGTGGAAGATGCAAAGCCACCCAATGAATAGGAAACATTCTGTTGTTCCATCAT